TATTAGCCCAAGTGCTTATAGTTGCCATAACTTGGGCAGCAGTTTTACTTATTTCACTCCACGCCCAACTTATGGCGTCTGTTATGGTAGATTTAAAAGCTGCAAAAGTACCTGTGATATACGCATAAGCCATCTTTCCTAAGCCACTTACAGCATCACTCATCCATGCCCAGCTTGTAAGAAGTGTTTTAATGGCGGCTTGCGATATTGCGCCGAGAGTGTCAAGTATGTTTTGTGCCGTTTTAGTTATTTCAGACCATGCCCAACTTATAGCGTCCGTTATTGTGGATTTAAATGCAGCGAACGTGCCCGTAATATACGTGTAAGCCATCTTTCCTAGACCTAAAGTGACATCAGCCATCCAAGCCCAGCTTGTAAGTAAGGCGGTGATTGCTGTCTTTGATAATGCTCCAAGAGTGTCCAGAATGTTTTGGGCGGTTTTAGTGACATAAGACCATGCTAGATTTCCTAGAGCACTTATAGTATTCGCCCAGCTTGTCAACGTCGTCGTTATTTGCGCGACTGTTAGAGCACCAACTTGTGCGAGGATATTAGCCCACGTACTTATGGTGGTCATTACATCTGAAGCGGTTTTTGTTATGTAACTCCAAGCGAGGTTTCCAAGTGCCGAAATTGTTGTAGCCCAGTTTGTCAACATGGTTGTTATTTGGGCGGCTGTTTGCGCCCCTACTTGAGAGAGAATGTTTGCCCATGTTGAAATAGTTGCCATAACTTGGGCGGCGGTTTTGTTTATTTCACTCCATGCCCAGCTTATTGCGTCTGTTATTGTTGATTTGAATGCAGCAAATGTGCCCGTAATATAGTCATAAGCCATTTTTCCCAATCCTGATGTAACGTCAGCCATCCAAGCCCAGCTTGTAAGTAAGGCGGTGATTGCTGTCTTTGATAATGCTCCAAGAGTATCAAGAACGTTTTGTGCAGTTTTAGTTATGTAACTCCAAGCAAGATTTCCTAAACCACTAATTATTGTAGCCCAATTCGTTAACATGGTTGCGATTTGTGCCGCAGTTTGTGATCCTACTTGAGTTAATATATTCGTCCACGAACTTATTGTTGTCATTATGTTCGCTGCGGTTGCAGTTATGTAACTCCATGCTAAGTTGCCGACTTGAGCTATAATATTAGCCCAAGTGCTTATAGTTGCCATAACTTGGGCAGCAGTTTTACTTATTTCACTCCACGCCCAACTTATGGCGTCTGTTATGGTAGATTTAAAAGCTGCAAAAGTTCCTGTAATGTAGTCGTAAGCCATTTTTCCTAGACCTAAAGTGACATCAGCCATCCATGCCCAACTGGTGAGTAAAGCCGTAATTGCCGCTTTCGACAATGCACCAAGAGTGTCCAGAATGTTTTGGGCGGTTTTAGTGATGTAACTCCATGCCAGATTGCCTAGTCCCGAAATAATAGTTGCCCAGTTTGTCAACATAGTTGTTATTTGAACAGCGGTTTGAGAGCCAACTTGAGTTAAAATATTTGCCCAAGTGCTTATGGTTGTCATAATGTCTGAGGCTGTTTTGGTAATTTGGCTCCATACAATGTTGCCCCAAGAGGCAACCATGTTTGCCCAAGAAACGAGAGTATCTAAGATGTTCTGTGCAGTTTTGGTTACTTCACTCCACGCCCAACTTATGGCGTCTGTTATGGTAGATTTAAAGGCTGCAAAAGTGCCTGTAATATAGTCATAAGCCATCTTTCCTAATCCATAAACAGCATTGCTCATCCAAGCCCAACTTGTAAGAAGCGTCTTAATTGCTGCTTGTGATATTGCTCCAAGAGCATCGAGGACGTTTTGTGCTGCTAAATTTGCGGTTTTGACTACTCCAGTCCAAAGATCTGCGGCGAAATCGAGTGCTCCTAAAGCCGCCGTGACTACTAAATGACTCCAATTGACAAAGACGGTGTGTATTTGAGTGGCTGTCCATTCAACAAAGGTCATCACTTCGCCAATGAGATCGAATATATCTTGTGCCACAACCGTTATGCAACTCCATGCCAAATTTCCTAAACTTGTCACTATGTGCGACCAATTTACGAATACTGTTGTTATCTGTGCGGTCGTCCATTCGACAAACGTCATTACTTCGCCGATAAGGTCGAATATGTCTTGGGCTACAACAGTTACGTAACTCCATGCAAGATTGCCTAATGAAGTAGCGAGATGTCCCCAATTTACAAACACAGTTGCAATCTGTTCACCAGTCCATTCGACAAACGTCATCACTTCACCAATAAGGTCGAATATATCTTGTGCTACAACAGTTATGTAACTCCACGCCAAATTTCCTAAACTTGTCGCTAAATGTGCCCAATTTACGAATACGGTTGCAATCTGTTCAGCAGTCCATTCAATAAACGTCATCACTTCACCGATGATGTCGAATATATTTTGTGATGTAACTTGAATGAAACTTTGGAAGGCTGCCCACGTATCGAACGCCATTCTTGCCCAATCTAGTTGGGGAATGTTTTGTTGTTGTATCAGAGTATTTGCGCCGAGCACTTCATTTGATGTGTGAATGTGGCGTGGAAGTTTTCTCATGGTCGCATCCTCTTCCATTCGTTCACTATTTTTCTGTTCTGGATTTGCAGGGCACGTTCAAGGTCGGTTTCAACGTGTATGTCTGATTGAATGTTGAACACTTCAGCTTTTGAGGTTTCAAGTGTTGTTGTTTGAATGTTTTTTGAAACGTGTTCGCCAGCGAGGAGTCCATAAACACCCGTCTGTGGGACGTATCCGCCGTCGTGGCGAGTTCCCATGAATGTAGATTTTTCGATATTGTTTGTAGCGAACATCTTTTCATACAGACTAACCGATTCTTTCGATAACACCTGTTCTCCAGTGTGTAAATGGTAAACTCCTTCTTTTTCAACGAGTCCGCCAGTTTGTAAAGATTTAAAAGTTTCTTTTGAGTTTGAACTTAGAACCGATTCTTTAGATAGTACCTTTTCTCCCGTGTGTAAATGATAGAGTCCTTCTTTTTCAATTGTTCCGCCTTTTTGCATAGATGTAAAGGCAGTTTTTTCGATATTGTTTGTAGTGAACATTTTTTCATACAGACTAACCGATTCTTTCGATAACACCCTTTCTCCAGTGTGTAAATGGTAGACTCCCTCTTTTTCGACGAGTCCGCCAGTTTGTAAGGATTTGAAAGTTTCTTTTGAGTTTGACTCTTTCATTGAAGCTAGAACCGATTCTTTAGATAGTACCTTTTCTCCCGTGTGTAAATGATAGAGTCCTTCTTTTTCGATGAATCCGCCTTGCTGGCGTCCTCCCATATAGTAGCCAGCTATTCCCGCTACTGCTGCGGCTCCTGCGATCATAAGGGGAACTGCGACTCCATAACTTAATGCAGCTTTAAGGACTAATTGTGCTTGTAGAGCGGCATTCTCTAACCATTCTACCGCCGTACATGCTATAGTTACGGCTTTGTGTGCTATCTTTGTAAGTATGTTTTCGCCTGTGGCGATTGAATTAAGTTTTGTGGCTATTGTGTGTGCAGTTTTGGATGCCGTTGAAGCTACTGTCGCCCAAGTTTCTTTCTGTAAAAGTCCAGTTGAAATGAGCATCGTTCCCGCCATAAGTCCCATGCTCACGTTTGCCCGCATGTTAGCAGCATCTAAGTATTGCATTTCCTGAGTTAGTTGGCGCGCTGCCCGCTGTGCTTCTCGGCTGGTTACGCCGTAGCGGGCGACCGCATCGTTGTAACGGTCTTGGGCGTTCGAAGCCATTATCGAAGCCATTGTCTGTCGCATCCATGCGGATTCGACCATGTTAAACATGAATCCAACAGACATCGCGCTGCGGGCGATCCCTTGTAATCCTACTCCCGCCTCTTTCGCTCCTTGTTGGACGCTTACGCCCACTTTTGCGCCTTGGAATTGGATTTTGTCCAATTCTTGCACAGCTTGCTCTAGCTGTTCGCGTCCTTCGAACGTGGCGCGCAGTACGAGCCTGTATGTTAAGTCTGCCATTTCATTTTCCTCGCTTCATTTATCCTTTCCAGTTGCGTAAATAAACGCAGGGAAATTTTTTGGGGATCTAATTGCAATCCCAATTCTTTTATGGAGATGTACAGTTTTATGGCTGGATGGAAGACTGGCTGTTTGAGGAAGACGGCGAGAGTAAAAAACGGGCTTCTTTGTCGCTGATGTTATTCAATGTTTCGTTTGACGCAAGCAATATGTTGTAGAGTTTATTCGGAATTTGGTTAAGGTTTTCAATCTTGAAAGCTTTGCCGTCGTGTGTCACTGCTTTTTCGAGGAGTTTTTGTTTGTATATTGCTGGCGTTATTCGTTCGGGTTCCGTGAGTTCTGACACAAGTTCGTTTAATGCGTCGATTCCTTCTTGTGCCGTAAGTTCTTTAATCTCGTATTCTCCGTAGATTTGTTCTTTCCAGTCTTTGCCGACGCTGATTTCTGATGGGCTTGAAACTTTGCCTTTGACGACGGTGAACTTTATTTTCATTACGTTATCACCATCGTTTTGCCTTCCCATTCGATGCGCTCGATTACCATGTCCAGTCCTCTTGCTTGCACTTGTGATCGTCTCAGTTCCGCGTTGGTGAATGTGAACGTTTTAGTTACTGGAGTTGTTGCTTTGTCTGTTAGCTTTATCTCGATTGTTTTTGGTGTTCCAAGAATAACATCTGACACTAGACTTGCTTGAGCCACAGCCCTTATGATGTGTCCACTGTAGAGTGCTTGGCGTTCGCCGACTTCTGTTGGTAGGATTTCAGAACCCAAGATTTCCTGAATCGCGTTGTTGTCGACGCCGAATTCGACTTCTTGCCATTTTGTTTCTGGGTTTGCACCAATCTTCAGTGATGTTAATGCTGTTTTGTACATTGCTTCTTCCGACGCTTTCACGAATTCCCATGTGGTTTGTGTCGAGCGGGCTTTTGCGAGAACTTCCAACGCCGCCTTAATGCTTTCCGCTTGGCGTATTGTGATTCTGCATGTGTTTACTTTGCATCCTGTGAACAAGTGGAATCCGCCGCCGCCTTCGTCTAATGCTAGATCATGTGCTGGAACTACTCCTTCAGCGGTTATCATGGCGTTGAGTGTTATGTAGTCTGCGAGTTTTCGTATGTTTTGAGTCCACGAAACTTTGGGGCGTACGGCTGTGATTTTTCGGAATGCTATTGTCCGTGTTCCTTCGCCGCAGCCGACTTCAGTAGCGATTTCCGCGTCTGGATCTATTGTTGCCGTCATTACGGTTCCGCCGAGTCCATAATATGTTGGGGTTGCGAAACGGTTTATTTTATACTTGTCTCCATAGGCTATACTCATTTCTTATTACCTCCTTTATGTTTTCCTTTTTCATGTAAGGAACGTAATTTGTGATAAATTTCTAAGAGAGGTTTGTCGTTGGGAGTGTGTCCTGATGAATGTTGTTTAATTAAACTAAGAGCGTCAAGCAATAGTTTTGCTTGTTCCTTTTTCTTTATAAGAAATGGACTTATTTTAGGAAGAAGAATTCTTAGTTTTTCAGCGTAAAGGCATACTCTCCAAGTAGGAGAACCGTGTTTGTATCTAGGACTGAAAATCTTCGAGTTTGCTGTAGCAACTTTTTTAAACTCGTTAGCAAGTTCTTCGTTTGTTTGTTCAAAAAAGAGTGCTGATTTTAAAGAGTAGCCTCGTTTGGCTGTTTTACTAGGAGATTTGTTTAACGTAATAGAGGAATCGCAATCAATTAATCCAGCCAACCATGTCCACTTGCTTTCTTCATTTGGAAACTCTATCATGTTTTTTCCATCTCCTCTTTTAGTATTGCTTCTAACTCGTTGATGCTTGAGTAAACAGCTCGAATGAGGAAGTTATGCGGGATTATGCCGAGAACAACGCAATAACGTGCAAAAACCTCATCGCCCGTCTCTTTAGACCAGAAATGTAATGCTCTGGCGGCGACGGGAGTTATGAATATTGCTTTGCCGCTTCTGTAAATGCCTGTTCCAGCGTCGAGGAATCTTAGGATATTTCCGCGCGTGTATGAGCCTACGCCGTATTCGAGTTCTCCTTCTTTGCGGGTTTCGATGCTAGAGGCGGTTAATCCCGTTCCGTGTGTTTCTGCCATAATCAGATTCTTTATGCCTCCTTCCAAGATGGCGCATAATCTTTGCAACACCATGTCCATTTTGACTGGAGCCATTTCACCCATAAGTTGAAGTTGTTGGAACACGAATTCATGGTCTGGAGTCAAGATTTGTATGTTGCTCATTTGCTCACTCTCTGGTGGCATATTGTAATGTTGAGGGCTTCTCCGCCCATGAACGGTTCAATGTCGAATAGGTCTTCATTCACCTGACGCGTAACAAATACCCACTCCCAACCGTCAGGAGTCGTTAAGTCTCCGTTGTTGACTTTTTTGAGAATGTCGTAGATTTCTTCTATGAATTTGTGTTTGAGTTCTTTAGTTTCTTCGACGGATTCGTTTGTCGTTGCTTTCGCTTGCATCCTGATTTTTACGGTTATGAGTGCTAGGCAGTCGCCTGAACCTTCAGTGTCCCACCTGTTCACGTCTGTTTCTTCTTTTATGATGACGTTGGGCTGGGTTAAAATTCCTTCAGTTCGGCGCATATTCCTGTGAAAGATAGTGGAATCTTTTTCGACGCTCCAATTCGTTTGTAGAAGGTTAAGGAGCTGAAGTTCGAGATCTTCCATTATTCCACTTCCTCCCACTTTCTTATTCCTAAGGAAATCTTCTTGACTTCCACTATTTCTCCTATGGCTAAGTTTTCATATACTCCAGACTTTACCTTGACAATCTCGCCTTCCAAGTCTTTCTTAATCTGTGGAGGAATATGTAATTGAACTAACTTACCTTCCACAGCTTCGGGACTTGAGATTTCTTCAAAGTTATTAACTGCTGCCATGGGAAGGTCATTGACTGGAATAACCAGTTTTACTACAACCTCAACTTCGTACACTTTTTCAATTTTGTTCATAATTCACATCTCTCCGTAGCCGAGTAGCCTATATCTTAACAACACCATTTTTATGTCGGGCGTAAGTACTTCAGGCATTGCAAAATTCACAGCAGTTGGTCTTGCGAAACTCACGAACGCTGCGGTTCTGTCGCTTATAGTTTTGTGAATCATGTTTATAATCAGTCGGGTGCAAGCCATTTGAATGTCTATGGGAGTTTTGGTGTATCCGCCCTTGTATGTTACCCGCACGTTCTTTGTTCCACTGGCGGGGATTGAATCTGAAGCAAACACGATTTCGCCGTGCGTGAACCATCTGTATTTCGTTATTTCTGTCCAGACATCAGCATCGCCGATTTCCGCCGAGTTTTCCTCTATTTTTGTTATGCTTAAGACTGGGCGCTGTGTTAGAAATAGTGAAGCCGCTTTTGCTTGCCATGCTTCTTCTTGTTCCGTAAATTCGTATAGTCCCGTGGGCGTTGTTGATCCGATTCCGCTGAAGTATTCTATTAATGATAGTCCACCTTCCTCAAAGAAGTTTGTTTCCCGCTGTGTTTCACCATCTATGAATCTGCTGGACTGTTCAATCATCGTTGTTAAATAGTCGTAGTAGTCTTGTGTGGTTCCGTCTTTTCCAACCAGTTCTTTCGGATCTACCGAGCGGATGCAAGAAATTAATGTGGAAATGTTTGTGTAGTGATTTGCTTTTTGAACGTATATTTTGTTGAAGAGGCTGTAATCGGTGGCTAACGTACCGTCATGTCCAAATCCGTATTTTCCAGCCACATATCCCGTTGGCGGGACTTGTTTTATGACGACGGCTCCATTAATTTTGCACGTTATGAACGTGGCGGTTATGGAAAGTTCGCAAACGTAGTCCGTGTTTATTTTTATCGTGTATGCTTGTTCTTTGAGGTTTGTCCTTGTTATTCCTTCCATCTTATCCAATAACACTTTATTGGTTACGGAATCTAACACGAATTCCACGTACTTTTCTGTTGGCAACGAAATGTGAAATCCGATTATGGATGCTTTGGTTCCTTTCACGATTCGCAAGGTGGCTTGTACTGTATAGTTTACGTCTGTTTCTTCTCCAGCAACCGCATAGGCTCTGGTGCCTTCGCCGTGTAGTTCTCCGCTTGTTTCGAGAATCCATTTTCCTAGTTTTGTTTCGAAAAGTTCCATTTAAACTCCTTCTTTTTCAGTTAGTATCAAATAGAAATCGTCGTCTTTTGGAAATGTTTGTTGGGTTGTGTCTCCAAAAGTTATTTCTATTCTGATTTTGTATTTTTTATTGGGTTGAGCGGTGTCTCCAGTTACCCAGTCATATTGCACTTGTCCGTTTGTTGGCGGTGTTAAAACCGTTGCTGTTTTGCTGAATACGGCTATTCCAGTGTCAACTTCTACAAGTTGAAATTTTGCGGTGCAGCCAGTCAAAGGCACAACAATTCCATCTTTCTTTAATGTTGTTTTGACGCTTGGTTGCAAGTCTCCTTTAAACATTTTCAGTTCTGTCATTCTAAAGTCACTTCTCCGCTTTCACCTTCCAATTCAAATTCACCTTTTTCACCTTCAAGCGTAATTTCTCCACTTTCACCTTCCAATGTAACCTCGAAAGGTTCCGCGACGGAAGGTTTCTGAACTCCTAAAATATGAGTTAAAAACAAGTTTTTCAAGTAAGTTATAAAACGTGACGGACGACTAAAAACATGGGATATTTTCAGAACTTGCGTATATGCGATTTTGCGAAGCGGTCTTTGAAATGTGTGAGTTACATTCAGACTTGCAAACCATTGTTTAAATATAGAAGGAATAGTTAAAAGACTATGAATAACCTGTAGTGATTGAGTAAATTTGATTTGCCTTAATGGTCTAGTAAAGGCGTGTATTGTTTGAACAAGTTGAACATATCCTATTTTTCGTGTTGGTCTTTTGAACGTGTGAGTTACTTGTAGGTTCGCAAACCATTGTTTAAGGAATAATGTAATGGGTAATGTCCATTCATGTAAAGTTTTCAGAGTTTGCGAAAACTTCATATATCGATGTCGTAAGAATGTATGAGTTAGATTCGTGATTTGTGTCAACTTCATAAAGCGAACTGGTCTTTTAAATGCATGAGTCAACTGCAAACTGGTTATCCATTGTTTAAGAATTACCCCTCCTTTCGTTACCGTCAAAGTGTGAAGTGCTTGTAAAGCTTGTGTAAACCACATGAAACGATGCCTAAGAAACGTGTGGGTTAAGTTTGCAGTTTGCGTTAACTTCATAAATCGGAATGGTCTTTTGAAACTGTGAAGTGTTTGAAGAGTTTGGGTTAATTTCATAAAGCGGAACGGTTTGCTTAGAACGTGTAATGAATTCAGGAGTTGTGTGTAGCCTATTTTTCGTGTTGGTCGCGTAAACAAGTGTGAAACGTTTAAGGATTGAGTCAACTTGAAAAAGAGGAGTTTGTGAAGAATATGGGTTAAGTTCAGATTTTGGCTTAATTTCATAAAGCGGAACGGTCTCGTTAAAGTGTGAGAGGTGTTAAGGTTTTGCGTTAACTTCATAAAGCGGAACGGTCTCGTTAAAGTGTGAGAGGTGTTAAGGTTTTGCGTTAACTTCATAAACCGTAGCGGTCTCGTTAAAGCATGTATGAGATTTAATAGTTGTGTGTAACCTATTTTTCGTGTTGGTCGTTTAAACAAGTGCGAAACATTCAATGATTGAGTCAACTTAAAAAATCGAAATTTGCGAAGAACGTGGGTTAAGTTTAAGTTCTGCGTCAGTTTCATAAAGCGAAAAGGTCGTTCGAGAATGTGTGTAGTTTGCAGATTTTGTGTAAATTTCATGGAACGCAAAGGTCTGCTTAGAAGATGTGATGGATTTAGTGGTTGCTGGTAAGTAATCAGGTTAATGTGAACTTCCCGCCCAAAAGGATAATTGGCAAGGTCAACTGTTGTCGTTTTTATAATGGTTATAGAAGAAATTTGAACCGAATCTCCGTCTGTATATCCACTCGAATATTTTGTTGTGTCTCCTAAATCAACGGCGTATTCGCCAACACTGTTCGTTTTAATCGTGTATTCTTGATTTTTGGTGACGTTCTTTATGGTGACATCTACGTTGTTCTGAAGGGTTCCCTCCTTCTTGATTTTTCCGTAGATTACATAGGGGTTTTGTGGCATTTTCTCACCTTATGGATACTGATGGTACCATGTGTCTGCTATGGTGCAATATATGTAGAATCTGTCGTCTGTACTTGTGACTTGAACATTGACGTTGTAACTATATCCATAAACAAAAACATACCTTGTTCCGTTAGTATATTCCAGAATGCAAACTGTCCAACTAATACCATCTATGTTTAAACTCTCGTTAACTTCTCCTAAAGTATGACCAACATCAACACCGAAGGGTGCAAAGTTGTTCCATCCAACTGAAAGGTCAGTTGGAGTTACTCCCGCAAACGGGCAGGTGTAGTAATAAAATAGTTCCATATAGTCGCTTATTCCATCTTTATCTGAATCCATGTACAATAAGACATTATCAGTGGGCAAGTTAAATATCATAAAGCTGAGGAGGTATGGCGTGGCTGCGGAATTGATTGATGGAAATCCAGTACCGCTATCATACATGCAATAAACGAGGGCAAAAAGATTAACGTCGTTATCTATAAAGGTCATGTCCGTGATGTCCCAACGTATTACTGTAAGATAATATATGTCGTGATAACCGAAAGTGAAGTTGTATGTGGCTACCGCTGTTGATGAATTAACGGACATGTACTGTCCAATTCCTGCTAGAAGTAGTCCTGAATCTTGTTTAGACACATAGAATCTCGTGTTGTTTTGCGGAGCGGTGTTGCTCCACCAAATGTGCAAGTAAACGTTTGTAAGTGTGAACGTCTCATTGACTACCGTATTTTCGTCATAAAGGTATCCTACGAAAGCATTGCACCAGTTTGTGTAGTTTGATGTTTGAAACGCATTTTTCATTATGCCTGTGTCGTGCGTTGTTTCGTCTGTTGGCTGTTCGTGGGGAAGACATCTCTTGTTTATTTGGCTTTCAGTATAGTTAAATTGGAAAAACTGTGCCAGTGTATAGTTCAGATTTGTTGAGTTTTGATAATTCAATCCAACATACTTTCGCCATTGTTCTTCTGTTCCCCATGAAGAAAGATAATCCGCATATTTCCAGACGTATTTTGTTCGTTGATTTAATGTGTCATCGGCATAGATGTTAAATGTATAGAATTGATATTGCGGTTGACTCGTTTTGTTGATATAGTAAAAGTCTGTTCCTGTTTGGTGAGTCATCGTATAGTTTTTCCAAGCAGTGCTGTTTTTCCATTCAAAATACACGGAACCGCTCACACCAAAATCATCTGATATACTTGCATTAATATACATCCAATTATCACGTTGAAACGTCCCATTTCGGTATCCGAATGAGTCTTCGTTGGGATTGCCCGCAATATTCAATGTGACTGAAGGGGGAGAATCTGTTTTTGTGTAAGCACAGTAAATACTGTTTTTGAGGTAGTAGTGATTAGGAGTTAAAGAATTTGGAAATCCGTCATAAGTTAAACTTTGGTGGTGTTCTTGGTCTGTGGCTCCAGAATCATAAACAATGAGGGCGTTGCCAACCACATTTTGTGCCCAAGCAACTAAAATGTACTGTGCACTTATTGCGAGGTTTGGCTTAGTTATAAAAAGAAAAATGTACCATGTTGCGGTAGTCGTTAATGTGATGGTACGTTCTTCTGTGGAACCGACTAATGCCGAGGAGAGAGTATGCGTATAAATTGCACACTTAATCTTTCCCGTCCATGTGGTAGTACACTTCAATCCTACATGTATGCTTTCAGCTATGCCATTTTTGGTTATGGTAAAAACCGAACCGCTAATAACATTATCTAACTCTGCTAATTCTCCTGTGCCCAAAGTGTTATATCCGAATATAGATTGTATTGTAACCGTCTGAATTCCAGTATTATTCCAATTATTGTTTGTGTCATTCGCCCAGATCCGCCAGTTAATGAAACTTCCCCAATTTGAGTTTAAGGTTTTGGTGACGTTCGACCACGCTGGGTTTCCGCTGAAACTTTGCCATGTATCATTAACCCATGAGCCAGTGTTATTACATCCGAAACGCCAATTGCTTAAACCTGCATCGTCTGTCCATTTCGTGTGGAATAGACATGGCATTCCAGCAGCAGTCGTATTTGCGCCCACATCAGAGTAGGTTGGCGGCGGGGATGTGTAACTTACGACAATCCAGAATTCAGCTACAGCTATCATTTCTTCAGCGGCGAGAGTAGAGGCGCGTGCGCCAGTTTCCAGCGCATTAACTTCCGTCCACGTCCATGCTATTCCAGTGTTCGGATTGACCGTTCTCACTTCAGAATAGTCGGTGTATGCAACTCTGCTAATTGTTTTGGCTGCACTCTCGTAGTCCGTAGTATGAGTACGCCAACGAATTTTTGCTTGTTCTATTGCACCAGAACCAGTAGCTTCCGCCCTAATGTAAGCTGTGACCGAAACAATTGCTTCCGTGTGAGACGTGTCTGCCAGATTTTCCGTCTCTCTCGAAGTCGTTTCTTCAATGTAAACTACCGTGGCATCGGTTTGGTCGCTTGTTGCGCCCCAATGAGTAGTGTCAAATAAAATCCATTCTTGGTATGTCCCAGCGGCGTTGGGACGCAACGTTAAAGTTACTTGCCCGACCGATGGGGTTGGCGGAAAAACAACCGAGTACCCTATTATACTCACTACTATGAGAATGAAAGCAATTATGAATGCTTTGAATTTTTTCCAGACGCTTTTTACTTTTTCCATTCTTCAAAATGCTCCTTTGTGGTGTATGCGTTTCGAGAGTTGAAGCAATACCAGAGTTTCCAGTCGGAAGGAACTTCTTTGGTCGCTGGGTTCATCCAGTCCAGAAGTTCGCCGTCGTAAACAACGACGGAATGGAAACCTGATGGAGTTTCATAAACACATATCAAGATTTTCCAATATGGAAAACCAGAGTGATAAAGTAAGTTTGCAAGAAGGATGGCGCCATCTTCGCAGTCGCCGAAACCGTCCTTCAACGTTTCTTCTGGAAAATTCCAATAATCGTTGGGTTCGGAACGGGGTTTTATGTTATTGCAAACCCAATTCAAATAATAAGAAAAATCGAGAGACTTGTGTGCCGCGATAGAAAGCGATGGGACAAAAAATTTGGTTACGTTGATGGCACCTTCTGGTCGCTTGTCTTTCTCCATTATTACGACGCGTTTCAGATTCCGCATCGTCCAACGTTCACGTAACCAATCACACATTTTGAAATCTCCTTAAAAAAGAGATAGTCTATGGATTCGCAAACGTGCACTCTATCTCAGCAGTCCATTCTTCGCCAGCGGGCTTCGTTCCTTTGGCGCTCACGATCCTGAGCATGTTTTGTCCAGAGTCGTCTGCGGCGTTTACGATGGTAACTTCGTTCCATGCGAACTCTGCCTCGCCGTTTACGAACACGCTTCTGAATGTGACTTTCTTGTCAACATTATGCAGCGGATAAGTCGCCACCATGCCCTTCCAGAGTTTGTTTGCTCCAAGTAATCCTGTTTGAGTTTCGTCTTCTGCTGTAGAACTGTCTCCAACACCTATTCTTGCGACTGCATTGGTGTAAGCGTTTCCGCCAGCACCGCAGATCAGTTCCCACATGAGGTTCATGCCTTCGACCAGAAACTTGTCTTGGTCGCTTTCAAGGACTTCGTAAGGTTTCTTTGCGCCAACCTTTCGCTTAGTCACGGTGTATTTGACTGCTAATCCAAGTTTTCCTTTTAAACTCATTTAAGTTCCAACTCCTTGTTCATAATCATAATAACAAAGCCTTATAAGGGTTGCTTAGGAAAAAATGACTTAGAAAATCTGCTATTACCAGAGAATAACGTTATTTTAAAATTACTTTCATTCTTTTAAACTTAATTCAACGAGTCTTTATATAGTTTGTCATAATCATAGCCATAGTGACCAACTATGAAGACTGATTCCGAAACGTATCCCGCGATGCTTTCACTTGACGACAAGAACTACATTCTCTACATGAAAGACGGAACCTTAAAGATCCATGGAAGCAGCCTTAAAGGAAAACACATGCCTGTTGTTTGCGACAAATTTCGCGATGCCTTATGCATGTCTCTTTTTCAAAAGAAAGATGTTTTTGATGTTTTTGAGGAGTTTCAAGATTTGTCAGAGTTTCCAGTGCAATCCTTCCAAATCCGCATTTATCCAAGCAAGACGGACTACAAAACAAGCACATTATATAGCAAACTGTTGAAGCAAGTGGCTTCTGCTGGATTGCGAGTTGTTGCAGGATCTTCGCTGGAGTATGTTAAGGCGGTTGATGGCTACTGTCCTGTTGTGCTGTTCTCCGAACAAAGCCAGATTGATTTTGTATATTACAAGAACAGGCTTGCGGAGATAGCCAGCCGTGTCCTTTTCAAACCCGCGAAGTCGCTTCGGAGACGTCTTGATTCTGGTCAGAAAAGTTTGGAGGAATTTAAAAAATGAGAAAAGATTTGAAAATGCGAATCGACAGACTTCCAAAAGAATTGCAAAAAATCTTGAGAGACGACATGGAAACTGCTCTTGAAAACCGATTGAAGGTATTGGAAAATGTTAGATGAAAAACTGCTTAAACTCAATCTTTCAGAACTACGTGCCTATCTTGTGTTAGCCGACGAAAAGAAAGACATGAATGCGACGGAAGTTGCGGCTAAACTGCAAATACAACGCGCGATAACCAGTAGAACTCTCAATATTCTCTATCGTTTCGGGTTGATCCACAAATACAGACGACATAGAGTTTGTTTTTTCTCGGTAATCGGAGGAATGTAAAACGAAAATGAAAACTCTAATAATAATCGCTATTTTGGTAGCAATGATCGCCGTATCGTCAGCTCTTATGCAGTTGACACGTCGCATACCTTCAACGGGCAAAATCAAAACAGTTGACGTAGGGGTTTACTGGGATCCCGAATGCACACAGAACATAACGTTGATTGATTGGGGCTTCGTAGAACCCGCAGAAACCAAGAATGTGACAATATACGTTAAGAACACATCGAACGTTAATGGAACATTAACGCTGGACACTTCAAACTGGAATCCAAGCATTACAGCGTCTTACATGAGCCTGACGTGGGATTATAATGGAAGTCTGTTACAAGAAAATGAAGTTCGAAAAGTTGTTCTTTTCCTTACTGTAGCTTCAGACATTTCAGAAATAACGACATTCTCGTTTGACATAACCATAACATTCGTGGAGGCACTTTAGAATTGAAAAAATGTCTAATGATAAAAGGCGGAGAAGAACCTGTTAAAGCACAGATTCATTTAGGTATGACTGAATATGAAGGCATCGAATATCTAGTTGTCAAATGTCCAAATCCAGACTGCAAAATCCAAATTATGATTCCCACATGCACAATACGGACTTTACTTGCGGCTTCAAAGAAAAAACTGGCAGGCGTCGTTTAATGGAACGACTTGAGCAAATCAGTTTTCTCCAGTTTGAAACTCAGTACCTCGCCCATCCAGCCACGTTCATTGAGGAAGGAAAGAAACTTCAGAAACAACTTGAAAAACTCGGAATAAAAGTCATCAACCCATTCCAGCGTCAGGAGGATAGTCCTCAAGAATGGTGGCAAACGCCGCACAGTCCAGAAGATGCTAAACGAGTTGTCGAACGGGATCTTGCATGGATTAGAGAATCCGACGCCGTTTTTGCTTTTGTTCCAGAACCACTGGGCTATGGCACTATGATGGAAATTTTCTACGCCGCGAAACTCTTAGAGAAACCAGTGTTCATTTATACCACACCCAAATTCCGCTTTCACCCTTGGCTCATGTACTTCGGACAAATATTCACGAATCTCGATTTTGCTTTGGAAGTCTTGAAACTTCGCAAAAAGATTGAAGGATATGCGTTCCGCATTGCTCTCGGCGGTAAGATGGGTTCTGGAAAAAGCAGCGTCGCCGACTTTCTAGCTAAATCGTTCCAGTTTAAGCAATATAGTTTCGCCAGCAAACTGAAGGAAATCGCTTCAGATCTCTTTGAAATGGAAGTTAAAGACCGCATACTGCTTCAGATGCTCGGAACCAGAGTCCGCGAGATAAGTCTGAATGCTTGGGTAAATTACGTGATGAGACATGTCAATGCAGATGCTTCGTTGCGTGTGGTCATTGACGACATGCGATACATTAACGAGTCTGAAATCTTGAGAGAAAACGGATTCATCCTCGTAAAATTGGATGCTCCAGTCTCAGTTAGAAAGAAACGCGGAGTAACAGGTTTCAACGAGAAAACAGCGGCACATCCCAGTGAAGTTGAACTCGACGCCATAGATTTTGACTACACTATTGATTCCTCATGCACAGTTGATGAATCATACAGAAAGATAATGGAGATTCTTGTGGAGGTTGCGGAAAAGTGAAAGAACAACTTGAAGCTTTCGTGATATTGTCACAAAGCACAAAATACTATCAATGGCTCAAAACCCATCCTAAAGAAGTAAGTCTATATCGAATCGGACGTGCGTTTGAATATGCAACGATGAAGAAACTTCGCAGTTGTGGATATTACTGTAAACGTTCGTTTGGCTCAAAAGGAGTCGAAGATATTGTTGCAGTAAAAGGATTCTCGAAAGGCACCTTAGAAAACTCGATACTTTTTGTTCAATGCAAATATAGTCGTTATCAAGATACCAGTCCCGAAAAATTCGACTTGAAGGGACTTATCAAACTTGCCGAAAAGTATGGCGGAAAAGCCGTTTTCGCTGGAGTCCACAATCGTCACATGTATTTTATGGTTTGGAATAGAGGTTGGAAAGAATGGAATCCGAATTAAACAAAGAACTTAAACGTCTTCAACTCAAGTACGGCGCAGGGTTCGAACTTAAACTAGAGTGGCATCCTACCGATTTATTGCACAGACCGACGATTCAACGTGCAGATGGCAAGAGGCTTAAAGTTAACGGTGAATGGGCAAATACCACGATTACTATTTACGAAGACGAAAGCCTAGATAAAGCTCTCCACATACTTAGACATGAATTCATTGAGTGGATGCTTCTTAGCAACTTGGTCGATCCCTACGTTATTCTCGCAAACACATTACAAAATGTCTTTCAAACCTTGAGTTATAAAGCTCAAGAAAAACAAATCGAACTTTTAGTAAGATTGGAGGATGAAGATTATGAACGGATTAAGAGAAACTCTCACAAAACTTGAATTACTCTGCTGGCAATCCACCACCGAGAAAGAAGCGGAAGACAAAATTCAAGAATATTTAAAGAATTATCCGCATCTCCGAAATCCCGCGTGTATTGATTTACTGCGACAAGCCGTGAAAACTTGGCAGAAGATACAGTATTTAGAAGGATTGTGGGAGAAAACGGAAGATGAGAAACAAAAGACGAAGATGAGCGATAAAATTGAAAAGTTGACGCGAACTTGGATTCAGATGATTGCGAATCTTGGTTTATCCTTCACGAAACAACAATTTATCAGCAAAAAAGCTCCGTTAGTGAATCCTCCCGAAGAAATGTTCAAGATGCTGAAACGGAAGGAGAAAGATAAATGACCTCTTGGGAAAGTATTGATCCAGAAATTCTTGTTAAAGCGTACGAAGATCCGATAGCTTTTGTTACTACAATATTGCCTCAACTACCCATCGAACTAAGTCAGAATCAAGTAAGAATTCTCAGGACGTTCTACGATAAAGACAAGAAGTACACAGAATTGCAACTTGTTATAGGTCGCAAGGGTGGCAAAACGCTTCTTGTTTCCATAATCGTCCTTTACGAAGTTTACAAACTTCTTCTCACTAAAGATCTACACAAGAAATATGGACTGATTCCCGACGCCCCAATTTATCTCATGTGTGTCAGCACCAGCTACGAGCAGGCGTTAGGAGTGGTTTTCCAATATATTTCTGCTTTGGCTCAGGGAAGTTGGTATCTAAGTAACTATATCGTAAATATTACCAAAGAAGAAATAGAGTTTGCACAAAGAATCAAAGTTCGATGCCAACCATGCAGTAGCAGAAGCGGACTTGGCTTTCCTACCTTTTTGAACGTATATGACGAGCACGCCCACATGCTCACGCGATCGGGCAACGCTGCGGGCGACGTGGTTTACAATGCGTTGCAACCTAACTTGAAGGTCTTTCGCGGAGACGGCAAAAGCGTCACCATCAGCACGCCCGCGGGCATGGATGGAATATTTTGGGAACTGTTCAAAACTGGATATGCTGAAGAAGTAAAGCAGAAATGTGATGAACAAGGAACACAACCGTGGAGAGTTGTATTTCAATATTCAAGTTGGGAAACAAACCCAACATTGCCATACGACCATCCCGAAATGCAGAAGGAACTGAAGGCGGATCCCCGAAACTTCGAAATGCAATTTGAAGGACTGTTCAGTTCAGTTCTGCAAGCCGCGTTAGAAGAGAAACAAATTGAAGAATGTGCAATTGGAGTAGAAATCGACGAGAACCTTGAGGATAAGGAAACTCCAAGAATAATCGTGATGGATCCTGCAACTGTTGGTTCTGAATATGCGGTAGCGATGGGACATTTAACAGATAAACCAAAGAAGGATTTGGTAGTCGTAGATTTAGTTAAGACTTTTAAGGGTTCACATAAACATCCCGTGGACATCAACAATGTAGAAAACTTTACACGACAATTATGTAGAAACTTCAAAATCATCTTTATTGGTATCGACCAGCACCAAAGTGCAGACACAATTCAACGATTCGAAAAAGAAGGTTTGCCCATTCATCTTGTAAACATCACTCCCAAATACAACATGGAAATGTATACTGAACTTTTCCGCAGAGTAAACACAATTCACATAATCTATCCGAACAAACCTGAAATTAAAGAAGAACTAAAGTTTCTTCAGAAGAAATACGCGGGATGGGGCTGGAGAATCGAAGCCGCCCGTGGGCATAATGATGATATCCCCGACGCTATCGCGAATCTATGTTTGCTCTTAACTCAGAACATTGGAAAGCGCGCGGAATGGGCGGAGATGGTGAAAAATGAAGACAACAAGTGGTCAGATGCTCTTAGAAAAGCTGTCGAAAAATATTTTGAAGACTATTCTGGTTGCCGAGAAGAAAGAGAAGAACTTGAAAATATTGTGAACATGGCATGGGAAGAAGGTTACGAAGACGCCCGCGAAACCGTCGGCGACTGGATTGACCTATCCGATTTTGCTTCCGACAATTCATGGAGAGATTAACACGAAAGAAAAACCCAAAATTAAATGTCCCGACTTCATTACATGCACGCGCAAAGTCGATGCTAACGATTTCAATAAATATTGTTGCAATGGCTACTATCAATGCTACTATTATTCGATTAATCACACAACATTTCTCAGTCCTACGCAATGGGCGAAAAAGAGGAATATAACATGAAAATCGCCCTAGTCGGAACACACAACTCTGGCAAAACAACCGCCCTCTGGAACGTGGGTTCAGAACTGAAGAAGAGAGGATACAAAGATTTCACGTTAATTCAGGAAGTTGTGAGAGCCTGCCCATATCCCATGTTTGATCCAGCCTTTAATTTCCAATGCCAACTATGGACGATGTTGCATCAGATTCTCGCGGAAATGGAGGCTCAACGAAGATACAAGAATGTAATAACGGACAGATCTGTGTTCGACCAGTTAGTTTACTATCGAGCAAAGTTGCCGAATAAGTCTGACTACCTTAAAGATCCTTATTATGCAGAATTGACGATGTTAAGAAATCTCGCAAACAAATGGGAAGACTACTATCCTTATGATTACATTTTCTGGTTTAGACCGCTGGAAGTTGACAACAAACGGAAACAGTTTCAAAAATGTGTGGACAAGTTGTTTGGACATGAACTTTGGGAACCATTTCCCCAAACCTCTGTAGTAGAAGTTCGAACTCCCAAAAATGAAAGATGTAAAAAGGTTACGGAAAAAATTTTGGAGTTGTTTGAAAATGAAAAATGATGAATTGTTGAATGAAATCCGCCACTTATTCGAAAGCTTCGACAAAGATTTGGAAGACCAAGGCAAAGATGTGGCATACGTAAAAGGAGTCATTGCGGAGATGCAGAGACACAATGGAAGAATAGTGAAACTTCTAGCAGGAATAATCACTACGTTACTTTCTGTAATCGTATATCTGGTGGCGACATGATGTTGAATCCGATAAAACTGCTTAAAAAATTCACGAACATCGTCGTCCGCTCGCTTCCTTGGCTTGAACGATACCGACTGATTCAAAAAGGCATCTCTATTTCACGCGTAGCAGCTTTCGTGACTCCAAAGGACTTGGAGACACTTTATTTACATAAAGAAGGAACTTTCATTAAAAACCGAATCTACTGGGAAGAAAATATCGTTACTGTAATAACTCACGAAAAACTCCATATTATACTTCACCAGATGAAACTAGACCACGAAAGCGACATGTTAGATAAAGTTTTTCCAATTATTTCCAAAAGCCACTTCTTTGTTGACGGAGACTGGGAGTGGCTTAAAGGAAAATGGCGTTGGGATGGAGAAAAATGGAGCAGAATGAATTTTTAATAAAGTTCGAACAAATCTGTGGCGTTAAGAAACCCATATTCATTAACAGTAGCGACACGTTCGCGGTGACAGATGAATCCCTCAGATGGGCTAAAGATCTAACAGCAACAAGTATCGGCAGATATAGACTCACAAACAAAAACAGCGACGTATGTGAACTCTGGATTGACGTTGACAATCACGACGGAATCCCATTCAAACAATATAAAGAAGAACGGTTGACTCCATCAATACAAAAACTGAACAACTTAGGAGTCTCGAACGACTACATCTTCCCGAAGGTCAGTGGCACAGGCATTCATCTTCACGTTTTTATAAGCGACCTTCCTACAAACGTGGACATAAATGATTTGTTTGCAAAAGCGACTCCCGAAAGTGCAGACCAAAGAAGTCTGGTCGAAAAACATAAGATAAGAGAGTATGGCGCCGACACCAGTACCAAGAAAGGATTTTGTGGTTACATGTCGATAGGTGAATTGTTAAAGGCTCGACAACTTCCAACATTCAAAGAAGCCGTCTTTCCTCAAATAAAACTGTTCAAATGCTCGCCCGAATTTTTCTTAAATCTCTCCTTAATCAAAGCAGATAGAGAACAAACAAAAATTGAGAAAGACGCAATCGTTGATTACGAAAGAGACGGAGACTTTATGAATTTGTTTAAGTGTCCGCTCGTAGCGAACTTGGCTAAGAAAAGCGAACAGGAACATCATCTTTACCATAACGAACGTCTTTTTCTAATGTGTCAGTTCATCCATTTTGGTGAAGAAAGCAGAAAGAAATTTCACGAAATAATTTCTCACTGTGATGATTATAAGGAGAAACTTACTCAAGATTTCATAGACCACGCCATGAACGCAAACTACCATCCGATAACGTGCAAGTGGGCGAAGGACATGCGACTGGGTTGCCCGCCAGACTGTAAAGGTTCGGGCGGAAAAAGTCCTATAAAGTTTGCGTGGACACCATTAAGTCTTGACGACCTAAAAAAAGAATATCGAAAAATCTTGTTGCTGGCTCCAGAAGACGACATTGTAATAGACATTCTCTTAGCGACGATACTTGATCCAAAAATTGAAGGTGAACTTGTATGGCTGTTCTTTATTGCCCCCGCAGCGTGGGGAAAAACTGTTATTCTAAAATCTTTACATGATCCAAAATGGTCGCGCCTAGAAGACTCGATTACTCCGCAAACGTTCATCAGCGGAAAAACATACAAAGACAAGAAAACAGGCGAAGATAGACTTGTAGAAGGATTACTTCCAAAACTTAACGGAAAAACACTAATTATCAAAGAATTCACAACCGAATTAATGCATGGCGAGGAAGTACGAAACGACGTTTTCGGGCAACTAAGAGCAATCCACGACAGATACTTCAGTAAGACGTTTGGAAGTATAGATGTTGACAAAATTCCTGAAGAATGGAAGCACGTAAAAATGGGATTCATCGCTGGATGTGTTCCCTACATAGATCGATATGGAACGTTGAACGTACTTCTTGGAGAAAGATATTTAAAACTTAGATTGAGACAGCCACCAAGAACAGAAGCGGCAAAAATAGCACTTATGAACGCTAAACAAATAGAACGAATGCAAGTCATCCTCAGTAAAAAAGTAAAACGCTTTATAGCCAATATTCAGATACCAGAAGAAATTACTGAGCAAGATCCGCCAGAAGAATATCTCGATAAACTAGCCAATCTCGGCGAGTTCATCGTTCAATGTCGCAAACCAGTCACAACAACAAGAGACGGAATGGGTATTAAACTATACGAATATGAAGATCTCACAGAACTTCCAACAAGAGTTTCCGCTCAACTATGGAAACTTGGAAAAATGCTTATGATTGTTACTAACGTCAGTAAATTCGACAAAACCATTTATAAGGCTCTCATTCGAGTAGCATTCGACACAATACCGCAAGAACGACTGGGAATAATCCTGACACTTTATAACGAAAAACAACCCATGTCAAAAACAAGAATTTCAGAAATCCTCAAATGGGACTATAGAAAAGTCATTGAACACACAAAACAAATGGTATATCTCGGATTACTGCATACAGATCCAAACGACAACTACTATCTTGACGAGTACATTCGCGCCACAATGAAGAAAGCCAACATACTGGAGAAGGTTAGAGGAACTAGCATAAGTGGATTGGTTGACTACAACATAATAATAAACAATACTGCACCCTCTCTAAAGGATCTCCAGTATGGGAAATACCATGAAAATGTGGTTTTGTGCAGTGATGGAGCAGTTATTAATGGTGGTGTAACTACTGATGCCAAGAAACTATACGGTGAAAAGGTTGCATCTACAAGTTACCTTCAGAATCGTTGCATGGTCTGCGGTCGTGTTCCTGTGGGTAAAAATTTTGAGTTGATTCGCGACGGTTACGTAGACATTATTGTTAAGTTCTGTCGGGGCTGTTATGTGCGTTGGTTCTATGAGCGTGAACGCATCGGCGACTACGACATGTGGGAGGTTCTACTTTAATTGTTGTTAAGTGTTGAACCCTTCGACGACAGCGTTGAAGGCACGTTACTTGACCTGTGGTATGTTGGCGGCGAGCACAAGACGGTTCGCCCGCCCTGTATGCCCCACTATTTCAGCCAAGTGGAACAGGGCGACGCGCAACTTGTGAGGCTCCGCCTCTTGAGCCAGCCGCAGATAGAGCAAATGGTTTATCGTGTTGACTTTCCGACGTTGCAGTCGTTGGATCGCTTTCGTCTTTTCGGGGCGATGGAGTCGCACAAAAGGTTCGTCGACGTGCTGACGTCTGACTTCGGCTTCGAGCAACCCTCTGGTGAACCTTCGGTTCTCAGTTGGGATGTGGAAAGCTTCACTTTCAGTAAGATAGCACCTGACTGGCGACGGGACACTATTCGTTCAATCAGCGTGTGGTCGTATGAGGAAAAGGTTGTGGAAACTTGGCGTGAACTGCTGGGCGACGCGGTGCTGATGGTTGGTAGTGATGACGAGTTCGGCATCTGCTGGAGCGTGGACGACGTCCATGATGAGGAATGGGTGATTCATCAATTTATCAAGTTCGTGCAGAGTTTCAATCCCGACGTGTTGTGTGGCTACAACGACGGCGACTATGATTTGCGTTTGCTTTTGACGCGGTGCAATATGCTTCGCATTGCATGTCGCCTTGGAAGAGACGGCTCGATTCCTTATGTTCTCACTCGTCGGTATGAACGTCGGGGCAAAGAACGTGAAATCCAAATTGTGCGAATCCGTGGTCGAGTGCATTTTGACGTTCTCACCGAAGTCCTATTCGACCAGACACTTTACGATCTTAAAGGGCGCGGTCAAGTGGAAGTCGCTGCTCACTTCGGGTTTGCACCGATTGAAGATGTGAACCATGCCAGCATTCCCGAAGAACGGCTTGCGGAAGTAAACTTGGACGACGCGCGTTGTTGCTATGGCTTGGCGAAACTTTATTCAGAGAACATTTACGCTTTGTGTGATTATCTTAAAGTTCCGTTAAACTTGGTGGTCGAACGCTCTCCCTCCCACATTCCCAACTGGTTCTACGGGCAAGAGTATAGTCGGCTTGGAATCGTCAGCGACGGCTACAACAATGAGCGGTTCCCGCAGATCTTCGCTCGTGGAGGCAAACCCTACCAAGGGGCGTTCGTAAACTGTTACAAGACGGGACTGTTTTGGAATGTGGAGCATATCGACTACGAAGGTTTCTATCCCTCCATCATGGTTGACTACAATCTCAGTCCTGAAACTGTGTCTCTTATGGAAACTAAACCGTACACGGGCGAGTACCATTTTGAACATCACGACGGTTACGACATTATCGAGGTTCCAGACAAGCCCAAGCAGGGGGAGGCACTGCAGTTCGTGTGTCGTGTTGACACTAGCAAAGATTCGGTGACTCGGACTCGGTTGAAGTGGATTGCTGATGAGCGGGCGAGGCTCAAGGCGGAGCAGAAGAAGACGGGGGATGAACGCCTAGAAAGTCGCCAGTATGCTTTGAAGGTGATTCAAAACACTCTCTATGGCTATAGTGGGACTCCCTACGCTCTCTACGGCAACGTCCTTGTGGCGATTTTGATTACGGCTCTTGCGCGTTACCACATTCAAGAGTTGATGGGGAAATTGAAGAAGGAAGGGAAGCAGATTATTGAGGTAGATACAGATGGGTTGTATTGCGTATAGGTTATGGAAATGGATGTATGAAAAAATCTACGGCTATGATCCTGAGATTTATCCAGAAGAACAAGGGGTTCCCATATTTCCTTAGGTGAATGAGCATGGACGACCGCTACTGGTTTTTGCTTTTCGTCGCGTGGTTCACCGTTGACATCTTCTTATCTCTAATCGACAAGTTCGGCGTTCCAGTTTTGAGTCCCACTTTTCTGTGGTTAAGCGGGGTTGGTGCGGGTGTTGCTGTGGGCGTCGTGATTGGGGTGATTGAGGCTCAGAAGATTAAGAAGGTGTTGGGGAGGTGAGTACATGGACATTAAATGTAACAATAAATCGTGTCTCAACTTACTATGGAATGGTAAGTGTGGTGCTGAAGAGGTAGAAATGGAAACGAAAGAATATCGTTCAGAAGGCAAAGTAGTTAGAGTAACAGTATGCAGATCTGCTGATTGATAACTAAACCTAGCATTACCACTACTCAAAATAGGGGTACTATACGAATGCTTTTCGGGGAATATTTGAGGGTAGGGGGGTTAAAGCTGGCAGGCGCAGGCTTCTTTTTCTTTTTCCGTCTATTCGCTTGTACTTCGTTCTATGATGTGGGTTTATGTTGTAATTGATCATAACATTATTGCGGTAAAGTTTTGTTTTACGGTAGAAATTTCGATGTTAGGAATAAGGGGAGAGAGCTAGTTTTTATAGTCTTTTGTTGTCTTATATAGTCGTGTATATACTTTAGTGCGTTTGTATATACAAGATTTCGTCGTGTCTTCGTCGTGTAGCATGGTAATATCTCATACTACGAATCAAGACGAAGTGCTTACAACCTTGCGTTCAATACACAGTGTTCACTCGCACCCTATATAATGATATCATTCATGCTTCATGGATTTATGGTGTTCGCTGTTCGAAGCTGTTCAAAACTACGTTATTTTTTATGAAGCTCTGATCTACGAGCTTCTTTTTACCGTAAAATCTTATGGATTCGATTAAACGAAAAAGCTTCGTATTTGTTTCGGTTTTATTCCGTGCTTTTAATGGTATAATACGACCTTACGATTGGTTGAACCTATAATTATTATGGTTTGTTTGTTAAAAGAAGGTTAAAATAAGCTTGTTTTTTGGGTTTGCTGTGCCTCAAAATGAGTTTATGGCGAAATAAAAACGAAGAGAAAAAAAAAGGAATTTAACGTTTTTCTACTTTTATTTCTATTGTGTCGATCCATTGATAACTGTCTTCTAATACTCTATATTCGGCTTCTTTAATGGCTTCTTTTTTGTTTTTTGCTTCTACGTTATAGTAATATTCTACTTCTACAGTTTTTATTACGGTGTACTTTTTCATTTATTCCACATCCACGCTTATGTAATCCGTCATTATTTCTATGCCTATTATTTTCCATCCCTTCATTGCGAAGTCTGTTTCTAGCCAATTGCTTATAGATCCGTCGTCGCAAATTGTGAAGTTGTCGTATTGCATCTTGAGATATACTTCAGGCTTTCCTTTTACTTGTAGTTTGATCCAAACTTTCATTTTTTCAGTCCTTCCTTAAATTTTCCGTGTGCGAATGGTTGTGTGTGGTGTTTGTGTTTCATTGCGACACATCCTTTAATGTCGTGTTCTTAATGTTGTGTTTGCATGAAGGACATGAGACAAGAATAAGTTTACTTTTTGTGTGCCATGAGTAACCGCAATTAGAGCATTTAATGTTATGTTGTGGTTTAGTCATTTAAAGGTCTCCTGTGATATGTCGGAATTCAGGATAGCGTTTAAGCATGTCTTTTTTATTGCCCTCGTAATCTATTGCACCAGAGAACAAGACACACCATTGCGTTTCATGTCCCTCTGAATCATCATAATGAGGTCTAAAAATTGTTACGTCTTGTGTTGTTGTGTGTCCGCAGTGTGCGCAAGTCATAATATGCTTAAAGTCAATTCGATCCAAATTGTCTTTGAGGTCTCTTATTTCGATTCGATCCTTTGGAGTTAATAGTTTTGTCATGGGTGCGTCTCCAAAAATTTTTTAAGTTTGCGTGTGAATTCTAACAGTTTAAAGTCGAATTCGCAAGCGAAACCGAAACCTTCGTATGTTCCATCTTTGCTGATTTTTTCTGTTATGCTTATTCGGTTTATGTCGATTCGTAGTGTTCCATAACCAAAATCGTATACGTATATTTGTGGGTTTGTCATTTAAACATCTCTGTTATGGTTTGATCTTGTTTTTGTTTTAGCTTCGTTAGTTTTGTTTCAACCATTGCGTTTATGAATCTTGTTTTGTCGAATCTGGGGTTATCCTGTGTTAAGAATTCGATTAAGTTTTTCTGAAAATCTTGGAGATCTTCAGCTTTTCCGATCAGATCAGCCAGAATCTTATAATATTTTTTGCTTAACATGTGTTCACAACCTTAATGCTTTTTTAATTCTTATTGTTACATAGTCCGCTGTAGCTCTGTCTACGAATCTGTACAGGTTAGCTACGGTTAATCGTAGCTCTTCGTACTCTTGTGGGTTCAGATAAAAACCTAAACCCATAAGGGCTTTAACGTGACTGATCCATGTGTTATAAAACTCTTCTACAGTCACGTTCTCTTTTTGCTTTTCTTTTTGTTCATTCATTTTGTATCACGATACTATGATAAGGAATAAAAAGTATATAAATACTATGAATAAGAATCTGAAGATTTGCTTATATTTTGCTTAACGGTATTGCTTATTTGTCTAAAATTACGGAGGATTAATGTTTAAATGTTCACGTTCAAACCAAAATTAAACTTCGATTGTTTCGAATTATCAGAAAAAATTGGAAAATTGCATGGACTTTGAAAAATGCCATGCTCTTATCCCTACGGCATTTTTAGATAAATTTTTCTACGTTTTTCCGCATTTTTTCGCTTTTTCCTGATTCATATTTGAATGCTGAAATTATTAAGATACATCTAGCTAAAGTGTGATCGTGTTCTTGTTGTGGTTCTAATGCGCCAGATTTTAAGGCTTGTTGATATAGTTCAACGAATGTTTTTCTGAAGTTCTGAAGGAATTGTTCAAATTCTACTGGGGTTAATGGATCGTACATTTTTACACCTCAAACTTATCGTTGTGCCATTCGTGACCATCGTATTCTCTAGTGTCTCCGCTTTTTGTTAATCCGCAACCGCATGAACCTTCAGAGCCGTGTATATACTTTTTGGCAATTCCTTTTTTCCACTTGTTAAACGATTTTTCGTTGTGAATGTGGTGCTGTCCCTTCATTCCCATAACATAGTTTTGCACATGGTATAGTCCGTCTTCAGTTTTGGTGACGTAGAAGTGCATTTCTATTCGCATCATTATTTTTCACCTATGCCTACGAATGTTTCGTTTGGGTGTTTCCGTTTGCGCCATATTTCTATTGCTTCGTATTCTGTGTTTGCTTCGATTGTTATGTTGTGTCTTGTATCGTAGTTTATTATGAATTTTCTTTTCATTGTTTTATCGCCTTCTTTAGAATGTCTTGTTTTACAGTTTCGAAGTCTTCTCCACGTTCTAGTCTTTTTGACGCTTCAGAGAGTAAACGGTCTTTTTCGTCGAATCCTTCGCTTTTTCCTGTTAATGCTGTCATTCTGAACCGTTCTGGATCACGGTATTTAACGTTTAATTGCATCAGCTTCATGTATAGCGTCATGCGTTTTAATGCGTCTTCTTTATCAGTCTTCTTTATCATTATGTCATATCCGCAGCTGAAGAGATTCGATGTTGAACCGAAACAAACCGCAAATTCGTAACCGAGTTCCCAGAGAATCTTTTTTATGTCCACATCAAATTCTTTTAGTTGTTTTGCGTCTTCAGAGCCTGAGAGTATGCAATCCGAATGAAGTACAGTCCAATCTTCACCTTTAGGTTCATAATATCCTCGCCATACGTCAGTGTGATGATATTCAAATTGAATTGGTGAACCTTCAGTGTCTTCAGGGCATTCGAATCGTATATTTTCGATGTCTTCAGGATCGTGTATGTCTACTATTTCGTTAGTGTCTTCATGTTCCATAACTATGTATTTTGTTGCTGTTCTCTTATTTGGATCGTAGATTATTACTGTTCCTTGAGGTCGATCTTCTATGCTCTCTCTGCATGGATAACACACCCATCCATCTAGTTTTTCAGAGTATGAACCCTCATCTATTGCTGATCTTCCATATTGCTTAAAGATGTCTTTAGCCAATTCCCCGCAAATTGCACATTTAGTTTTTGGGGTTATGTTGTTATCTTTGTAGATGTTCATTTTTGAGCCTCCGTAATTGTTTTTTGTTTACTGCGCATTCTAGAGTTCCATTACCGTTTTTTATAATGACGCAACAGTATGGTTTTTCCATGTTCAATCCCTCTTTTTCTCCAAGTTTTCAATTCTTTTTCTAAGTTCTGATAGTTGACAGGCGACCTCTAAAAATCCGTTATCCATGCCTTCGCTTATTTCTCTGAACGCTTGATCTATTGCTTCATTTTGTAGCGTCTTAATGAATTGTTGTGGATTTGGGTGATCTTTTAACAGAGTTCGCACGTTTGTTTCAATGGCTACGATTTGTATTTCGACTGTCATTCTAACTCCTCTTTAAATTTTGGTTTATATTGTGGGTTCTTAACGGGCTTGCGGCATGATGGACAGTTCACTACTTTAAAAGTTGAACATGTGAACCATGCATGCCCGCAATCTTCACATTCTATATTTGTTCTTTCTTTCATATTCTTATACCTCATAACAATCATAACAATAATAACCCATGCTTATAAGTCTATCTGAAAATATCTCTTTTAGTGGTTCAAAATGCTTAACGGAGTTATCTCTAGGCTTCGAACAGAAAAAGAAGGGTGATTCTGGCGTTTTTCCGAGTCCTTATCCCTACGTCATCTGTGGCTTATTGCATAGACTATAGCCAGAAACCATAATATTGCGACTATTATTGTTGCCATCGCTTTCGCCGTTGCGCCGTTGCTGTGTGGTTTATTAATTATGCTTGGCGGTGCTGGCGACGGGTTTGAAGACACGATTTCTTGAGGCTTGGTTTCTGATTTGAAAGGTTGAATCTGCACTAATTCCGTCTTGTTCCCGTTTTTGTAAATGAACTGTCCCGCTTGCAGAGTTCCGAGAGTAACGTTGATGTCTTCTTGATTCTTTTTTGGGAAAAACCGTTTGATGTATTCTACGTCGTTGGGTTCGTCTGTGCTTCCGAAATATCGTTGTCTCATATAGCGCATCGCATTCTTATCGATTAATGATGCGAATTGTGTTATGCAAGCGAATCTTACTCCGAAGTTTCTTCCTTGAGTCATCATTTTTACTGTGTTTTGGCATCGTTTTGCAGTCATGCATCCTTGTGGGAAATAGGTGTGGGCTTCTTCGAAGATTAGGAAAAATTTTGGAAAGTTTTTCTCGTGTGCTTTTATGTACATGATTCTATTGCAAAAGTCTTCTATCATTTCTTGCATTCTGTTGGATGTCATTCCGCTTAGATCATATATTATTGACGTGTGTGATATTGGAAGGAACGATAGATTTGGTTTTTGCCATTGTTGTATTGAACTTCTATTTTGCCAATCTTGAGTCGGATCAAAAACTACTACGATTACGCCTTCCTTCATTAGCTTATCTGCAATTTCCATTAATATGTCTGATTTGCCCACTCCAGTAGTTCCGCTTGCATACACGCCTGATTTCATGGCTTCTGTGGTGTCGAAGGGAATCATGCTATTCCTCTTTCGGCATGTTTTCTAAAAGTTTCTCGGCATCTGGATCATTCTTTAAAACAGCTAGAATCGTGAATACGTCTCGCAAGTGGTGTCCATTATGAATTGGGTATCGAGGGTTTTTTCCTTCGAGTCGTGCGAGTAGTTGTTTCTTTCGGGTTTCGAGTGCCTTAATTAATTTGTCTAAGTTTTCTTGGTTCATTTTTACCATTCCTACTCATAATCTTCATAGTTGCTCCTTAAAAACCTTCTCTTCGGTCAAAAGCGGTTCAAAATCGCCTCGCCCTTATCCCTACGGCATTTTTTAAAGTTCTATAATTAAGTTCTATCATAGTTTATAAATCATAGAGTTCATATACTTATTTGAAAAGCTTTAATACTATGAATATAAACTCTAAGATGATTAATATGGAGATTAAGGTTTGGGAATGTCCTAAGAAAACGTGCAAGTTCCGCTGGGTTCCGAGAGTCAACAAGCCGAAGGAATGCCCGAATTGCAAGCATCGGTTCACGGCGGATTGGGGTTTGAAGCCTAAATCCACAGTTGTCGTCGTAAAATCTGCGGAAGATTTGAGAAAGTTGAAGGAAGAAATTGCCAAGTGGAACGATAAGGATCGGTGGCTTTAACCCGAGTATCCGCAGTTGGGGCATCGGGCGGAATCGCCACATTCAACACAAAACGTTTTCAAGCATCGGGCGCAAGTTATGTGTGGTTTTCCGTCTAGTTCTTTGCCACAGATTTCACATTTCATATTATCTTTCTTCCTTCATTCTGTTTCTAACGAATTCTTGTTGAGCCTCTAAATCCATAGGATAAAGTTCGATAGCTATATGCTTCGCAATTTCCCAGTCTGCAACTCTACTCAACTTCATGGTTTCTTTCCTCTATTTATTAAATTTTGAGTTGAAACGGTATTGGCGGTACTGGGAGAGAGGTCGGTTAAAGTGACTTTTCGTATGAGTCCTGTTCCGCATCGTTCGCACCATTGTGGTCTATGCGGCACTCGGTATACTTGTCCAGTTTTAGCGTTGATGGTGATTACGTTAACGTGTTCCGCGTATTCAGCTTTGCATTTGGGGCACTTGTAGGTTACTTTCTTTTCCATCTAAATCCATCCTCTGCCGTTGCATCGTGGACACACTTGTTCGTGATAGTTGCTAGTTGCGTCTGTGCCGCCTTTGGCAGTTAAATGTAATATTTTTATTTTTCCAGTTCCGAGGCAGATGAGACATGGATAGGCGGGCATTATGGGTTCGCCTCCAAAATTGGTGGTGCATCTGAAAAGTTGATAATTTCTTCGATTGTTTTTGTTTTTAATGCCATGTGTCTTATATATACAAAGAGGCACTCATATTCTGCTTGCTTGTAGATTTTTTCTCGTTCTTTATGTTTTGTGCCAGTCCAGACTTCGATCACTTTTTTCTTTGTGTTATGAATAAAATCGGGATTGAGACCGTTAATTATGACTCCACCGTTTCCACAGTATTCGAAGGGAAGATTGTACTTTTTTACGATTTCAATAAAATATTGTTCATATTTTGTGGGTTCACCAGTTTTTTGTATTCTTGGTTTTCTTTGTCCAAGATTTGCTTTATGACACGCATTAGTTATTTTTATCGGATCTCTTATTCCGTGTTTATATTCAAAAAGTAATTGATGTCGAGCATTACAATAGTTTCGTTTTTTAATTCGGCATGGACGTCTTTCTAAAGTTTTTCCGCAATATGTACATGTTGTTTTCATTTAGATTCCAACACTGGTACGATACAACATCTGCAAAGTGGATGGAGTGGCGGTCTTAGATTTTCAGGCACGAGTTCGCCGTCGAGAGCTTCGCAAAGTTCACAGACTTGCGGATCCCGCGCCGTGAGCCACTTCATTTTGAATCCCGCCTTCTGGTATCTGCTTTCCGCCGCCTTGTTGAACGCTCGCATGAGTTCCGTCCGTGCTATCAACATTCCTCGGTTTTTGAATGTGCCGACTGTTTCTGAAACTCGGTTTCCTATTTGTTCCAAAGTTTCGCCGAGGCTTATCCCTTCGCGGATTTCTGTGGCTGCATCTGCCCGTATGTCTTCCGTCCATTTTGTGAGGTATTCGTGGCATCCTTGCATGAGGTCTGCAAGCAGTTGATCGTCTGCGGGCGTCCATTCTGAGGCAAAGTGGTAGTCGGGCGAAGTGTTGTTCATGTATTCCACCGCGAAGCTTATCCCTCGGCTCATCATCAACCACACGAATTCATTGAACAGTTCCATTATTTCGGTTTCCATTAGGAGCAGTCGCAGGCGGAGTTCTTCTTCTGTGTAGATGGGGCTGAGAGAAATCTCCGTGATTTTGTTTTGTACTGTGTTGCCGAATTCTCGCCACGTCAAAATCGTGCGGGTGGGATCTGAGAAACTCATGTTATCTCTTCCATGAGTTCATTTATGAGTTGGTGAATGGGACACTCGTGACATACTGAATAGCTCCAGAAGATTGGATGGGATAGATATTCGGTTGGAATATGTTGTAATGTGAAGCATTTTTCACACACGAGTTTGCTGAGTTTCTTCAGCTTCTCTATTGGAGTCATTTTCCTGTTGCACTTCCTTTAGTTGCGTTTTTCACAAAACGAACTTTCGAGGAGAAAGGAGAAGGAGAGGGCAACTTCAGGATGGCTCCATTAGAATTGTTTTTGCTTTCAGAAGAGTGTTCAAAAGTTGCGTTCCTTCTGGTGTTAAGACGTAGTAAAGTCGGTGTCTATTTTCGTTGTTGTATTGTTGAAACGGTTTTTTAGATGGCATCACCATTGTGACGAGTTTTTTCATTATTAAGTATTCGAGTTCTTCTTTTATCCTATGACAATTGATTCCTGCTTTTTGCATTATATGGGTGATAATTATCGGTTCGTGTAGGGCTTTCATTATGTCTATTTTCATAGTAAATGTGTCTCTTCTCATTCTTGAGTCTCCGTCGTTGGTGTTGGTTTGGTTAAGAGTTTGCGGATTTCTTCTTTTGATGGCACGGGGATTCCAGTGATGTTTTTGAACGCGTCTGAATCAAAAGCTCCGTACCACCATGATTGGGCGATATTCTGTAGGTTCTTCATTGCTTGTGGGTTCAGGTCGCCCCACGGTAGTTTTTCCAAGCTTTCTGACAGGCGATATTCGTTTACTGTGGCGGCTCCGTAGTCCCATTTCTTTTGCCACAGTTCCATTTTGCTTGTTTCTTCCAGCAAATCAATTAATGTATAGTGGAAGTAGCAGTCTGGTTCTTGTCCGCTGTCGTAGAAGTGTGGAATTATCTGTTGGTTGAGCACTTGTTCCAGCGTCGTCAAAATTGGAATGATTGTTTCTTTGTAGAAACTGCGGGTTTCTTCTTCTGGTATTCCTTTTGCCTCGCGTGTGGCTGCTCCGATTCCTCTGTGTGGAACTTTAAAGGTTCGGTAAACGATTTCTGTGAACCATTGTTGTGTTTCCAGAAATTGTAAGTCCCTAAAACTCGTGATGAGCGGAACCCATTTTGTCGGCACGTTTATCATTGTTCTTTGATAGACCTTATTTTTGATGTTGGTTTCCCACCATGCTTTGAAGGCTGTGAAGTCTTGTTGGTTCATTCCTTCCAGCGCCAAGATTCCGCTTGGTATCCCTCCCTTTCTATACATCATCTCATGTGTTTGGATTCCTTTCACCAGTCCCTTTACTACCATGACTATTGTTTCTACTGGGCTTTCGCCGTAAACGCTGTCGCTGCGCGGGTTCAATAAGAGATAAGCGATTTCTTTTGGCATTAGGGCGATGGGTTCTATCATTGATGCGTAGTCGTATTGCCAGTATTGTTTCAATATGCCGTAAGGATCAGTTTGTTTGATTATCGTGCTTCCGTCGCGGCTGTGGATGCGTACGAGTCTGTTTTTCAGTGTTTTGCTAAAAACTTTAACGATGACTCCCGCGTCCAAATCCAATAAATCCATGACGGTGCTGAAGATTATGCTGTTGAATGTTTCGTAGTTTTGAACGTTTGGTCTTGCTGCCAACTGCAAAAATTGTCTTATTTCTCTTATTTTTTCTTCGTTTCTTTTTTGTGGGTTTGTGGGTAATATGTCCCATTTCGCGGCGATAACGGCATCTGCAATCTTCTTTTTGCATTGCCAAACCGTAGTTGAACCGCCTAGCAACCGCATTTCGCGGGCGTTGAAGACTTCGCCGTTTCGCATTAGTCTGCCCAGTCCGTATGGAGGGTTGAACATCCAAGTTGGCATGACGACTTTTTCTTCGGCGTCGTCGTATGAGGACATATCCATATATTGAGTTGGTTGTGTGGCGATGGGGATGCGTTTAAATGGATTTTTCATTTTCTTTTTCACCTATTTTTTTATCATTAAAAGGAAACGCTATTAAGAGTCCGTTCACAATTTTTTCTGAGCGACTTTTTCCTTTGGAGTTTTCTTCGATTTCAATTAAAAGTTTTTGAGGAATAGATATTGAGATATTAACGCATTTCATGTCTTTTGGTTTGTATGGTCTTCCTCGATATGGATTTGTATTTGGAATTGAAGGAGGTCTTCCGCGAATCGATTTTCTCATTTTCCTTCTCCTTTAAATCATATAATTCATAGTATTGATAAAAGTATATATACTTTTTGTAGTATAATAAAGTCAGCATAAAATTCCTGATATGAGGAAATTGATATGCCTATACCAAAACCAGAAACGGGTGAATCCAAGGAAGATTATTTGGCGAAGTGTCACAAGTTTTTACACGATGAAAATAAAACGCGGGATGAAAAGCGTCCCGACGATCAGATAAGCGCTATTTGTTATGAACAGTGGCGTGAGTATGCGAGAGGATATGGATTTGATGGGGAACCTATTCCAATTTTGCGGAGTTTTGAGAAGGATGGAAAGAAATACGTGTATGGTTATGCGGCGATTTTTAACACTCCAGATGCTTTCGGCACGGTTATGACTAGGGAAGTTGTGGATTCCAGTATTCCACATTTAACAAAGTTTCCAGCGGCACGTTTTATGCATCGAGATCCTTTTGCTCAAATAGTTTTTAATCGTCAAGTTGATGGGTTTGGGACTTTTGTGGATGAACATGGGTTTCATGTTCTCTGCGAAGTCTACGATCATAAAGAAAACGAGTGGAGTATGGTTCAACGTGGCGGATGGGGTTTCAGTTTCGGATTCTTTCCCAATCCCAATTCAAGCGGGTTTGAAAATAGAACAACTCCAGACGGGCGGACGCTTCCACATTTTGCGAATGGACTGATTTATGAAGTGAGCGTTGTGGATACACCCGCACATGAAGATGCGGTGGCGTATGCTATGCGCCGCATGATTGACGGTCATAAAGGGGGTAATTTTGTGACAAACGATAAAGGAGTAGAAAAAAGTATGGAAAAGAAAGAAGAAATGGAGCAATGGTTGAAAGATGCAGAGAAGCGAATATTTGACAAAGTAACAGAAGCTATTAACGCTAAAAAGACGACTGTTGACGTTGAAACGTCACTGAAGGCGATGGAAGAAAGGATTCTGATTGTTGTTAAGGAAAAGCTTGCTGAAAAGAAAGAACCAACCCAAGTTGAAAAGACATTGGGGACTGTCCAGAAGAACGTGAACGATTTGCATGCTAAGGTTGAGAAACTTCGCGATTTAGAGAAGAGATTGAAAGAGGAAGGCGAAGATGTTACTAGCGTACAGACTAGGATTACTCAACTTGAAAAGCAAAGTGAAGACATTATCAAAAGTGTTGAGTCGGTTGTCGAGCGTAAACTTGGCAAGGTTGACGAAAGACTAGCTGCAATCGAGAACATTCCAGATCTCCGAAGTCCCGCAACAATGGGTGAGAAACCATCTGTTCATCGTGGGATGGGAGGATTTGGAGAGATGCTTGAAGCGGCTCGGAGGGGAACTCAATGAGACCTTTTGGAATAGACGAAGAATTCAAGCCGAAGCCAGTTATCTTTGACTACTCGAAGATTCTTGTGAATCCTGAAGATCCGTGGAAGTCTGAGCCAGATCCGTTCATAAAGCGGTATAACGGCAAGACTTATTACGATCCGTGGGTTGGCATCGATTATACACCGAATCCGTGGATGAAGAACAACAGGGCAATTGAAAGGGCTATATGGGCGTTTGAATCTAGCTCGCAGACTGTGCCCACGATTTTGCCAACATTTCTTGATCCAGCGTTCACTTATGCGGTGCCGACAGACGCTCCGTTGTATGCTGCTTTGCCTCGCAAGGCAAGTTTAGGCGCGATGGAGAGTTATGTCAGAATCAAGACGTTGGGTGCGCCGACATATTGGGTTGCTCAAGATGCAAGTCCATCTTATGTGGCTCCGAGTGGTGCTGGAATTGAGCGCATCAACGCATTAAAAGTGATTGCTGAGACTTGGGGCGGAACAACTGGTTTCCAGCGTGCTGCTGCTGAAAGTTTCAAAGACATGCTTGAGGAAGCCCACAGAGAGCGTTTGTACGGTCTTCTCACAGTAGGTCTTGAAGACGGCTGTATCAATGGTGCGGGAACTACAGTCTACAACCACGGAATCATAACTCAACAGACAGGAACAAATGAGATAGCTGGCGGTGGTGCGGCTGTGACGCTTGACAAGATTCAGCAAGCCATTCGTGCCGCGTGGGTTGCAGGTGGCGATCTTGAAAGCTACGGATTTGGAGTTACAGATCCAGCGACTTATGACTACATAAAGAATTTGGTGAGCGAATACTTAGGCTATGTTAATGTTGAGAACTATGATTTGCCTTGGGGACTAAAGACCATTAGCATTCAAGGCATTCCGATAATCAAAAGCAGAAAGATGCCTACAGGTTCGGGTGCGAAGGCACTTGTGTTTGTTGACAGACGCTATACATACAACGCAGTTTTGACCGATGTTACAACTGAACTCTATGGCAAGGTCAAGGATGAACAGAATTTTGCGATTAAGTGGTACGGCAGAACGATAAACCGCGCTCCAGAATTCGGCGCCATAATAACGGCGATCCTTTAAATTGATAAGACGCCTTTGGGGTTGGGCTGGTTTTTTAATCAACCCTAATAATTTGGGGGAATAAAAAGAAAAAATGCTTCCAATACAGAAAATAATAGATGCTGAGACTGGTCAAGCGAAAGCAAGTGCTGTCTTCAACGCTCAATGGTATCCTAAAGTTACTGCTTATGTAAACTGTGCTGGCGGTTCTGCTTATAGTGTAAAACTTCAAGGCAGCATAAACAATGTTGATTGGTTTGACATAGGTACTGCACTTACGGCTACTGGAATCTTGACGAATTTTGTTGCTGCATACGGAGACATTTGGTATCCATATTATCGACTCTGGATTACAACAAATACTGGCGGTACGATAAACGCGTGGATGGGGGCTGGTGGCGCATGAGCGACAATACTCAAATGATGAAGCAAGATCGTGAAAGGCGATATGCAATTCTAATTACTGCCCTTCAAGACTTCATGGGTGCGGACACGCGGTACACGAATGAACTTGAGAGTCTCTTAAATGTCGAGAAAAAGGTTGTTGAAAAACCGAAGGAGGTAGGTGAAAAAATTGCGAAGAAAAAACCTAGTGTTCACGAATAAGACGACTACGGGCACGAGCATAGAAGTTCAGCAACATTCGCTTTACAAAGGTGCGATGCCTCGGCTTCCAGTGATGGCAAAGTTTGCTATGACTATTGGTGCGACTCCAACCATAACTATAGTGCTTCAGGGTTTGCGGACTGCGGATGAGTCGTGGATTGATCTGGCGACTGCAACCAAGACTGTTGCGGGCACATACTATCTTACAAGTGACGTTCCTAAGAAGTGCAGACGCTACAGATTGAACATTACCGCGAACACGAACGTAACAGTAACTTCAGCCTACATTGGAATTGGGACGGTGCAAGATTAATGCCATCTGCTTTTGAGCATCGCCAAAGCCGCATTCAAACGGTTCTTGAAGGATTAGACAAGCGTCCGCTTCGCTACAAAGACATCATCGCTATTTGGCTTCCTGCGGGCGGAGACTTAGCAGCTCTGAGTCACAGTCTAAATTGGATGAAGACGAAAGGATACGTGATCAAGAGTGACAGCCAAAACCGCTTCAGCCCTTACGAGATTACGGCTGTCGGAAGAAGGTATCTGGAAGGGCTGAAAGCAAAATAAAAGGAGGATTGAGAAAAATGGAGAATAAACAAAAACTGATCTTGGCGTTCTTAATCTTCGTAGTGATTGCTGGTGTGCTTAGTGGTGTTGGACAAGCGATTGCGCCTATTGACGTTTCACAGTATCCATTGTTCGTGCAACAAATAGTCAGTTTCTTGCAGAGTTTCTTTGCGAGTTCAGCCGTCATCTTAGTGTTGGCGTACTTTAGAAACTTGTTTGGCTATCTGAGAAACTACATTGCAAAAGAAAAGACAGCAGTTGTAGACTTCGAATTTAAGCGATTCTATGATACAATACTTTACTATTTAGGAATTGCAAACGTGTTTCTCGCTGCGGTTCCTCAACCATACGGCGCTCTTGGAGTTGCATTGGTGTTCGTAACTGATGTTGCCACAAGCGAGTATAAGAAAGTCAGCGAGGCTTTAGCGTCACCAGCGACTTAGAAACCAAGTTTCCTCAAAAGTTTCCCCTTTTTTAGTTTGAATGGAGGTGGAGTTCATGTTTGAGGAAGAAACAGAAGAAACTGAAGAAGAAGAAGAAGGTGAAGAGGAAGAATAATGTCTCGGCTGAAACATGCCGAAGCGCCCTTTTTATCTGTGTGGGTGTTTGAATGTTCCGAAAAAGAATTATCGAGTGTCCATTCCTTAAAATGTGCGAATTAAAAATATCTAAAGAACGATACGAACGATGTTGTTGTGTGGAGACTCGTTTATGGCAAATGTCATATCAAGATTGTTGGAAGTATCACGATTTAACGACTAATTCAATAGAAAAGAAGAAGCCGAGTGAGTGGTTGAAATGAACACCTGTTCCAAAGACGGTCGCGTCATTAAAGACGAACACGAGGAAGTCTGTCCTAAATGGCGGTATTGGAATCCTCATGGCTCATTAAGTAAAGATTCGTGGGCTGGTAAGGTCTGCAAAACGTGTGCCTTTAACACTTATGACAGGGATTGAAACATGGTGAAAATTAGAATAGAAGATTTGAAGCGTTTCTTCACGTTGAAGGAAAATCAAACGGTTCTCGCTGGCGACGGCGAAGTTTATTATTCGGTTGTTAGAAGGGGCGACGTTTTAATTATTAAGGAGCGTGGTTGAAATGAAAGAAATGACCGAGAAAGAATTGCGGGAGTTCGTAGAGAAAATCATTGATGAAAAACGGATGGAGTTGGCATGTGCTGAATTTTATAATATATTAGTTTCTATTTATGGCAGACGAGTTGCAAGAAATGTAATGGACAATCTTAGGATATGTCGGGGAGGTGAAAACGATGTGTGATAAATGTCAAGAAATCATCGACTTAATCGAGAAAGAGTTCGGGCATAAAGTGGATATTCATGATTTTATTAAATTAGTCGAGGAAAGTCCATTAGAAGAAATAAAATGTAAACAATGTGAAAGAATTATTATAAATCGTAGCTTTGCAACTCTTCATGGACTACATCAAGACATGTCCCTTTATGATGTTGATTTCTGTACTATAGAATGCTTGGAAACATGGCTTAGAGAACGGAAGAAAAGAAAGCAAGTGAGTGAAATGAAAGAAAAACATTCATGTTGGACTTGTGATATGCGCGGTGAAACAGATAAAGATGGTTATGGTTGTCGGTATCTGGTAAAAAATCAATCAATCGAATTATTACGTAAGAATCGACACTGCGACGGATGGAAGGAACGAACGAAATGAGTTGGCACGAATCCGCGGGCGTTGAAGCATCCCCGTTAGGACGGTTTCCGAGGAATCACGTAAACTCGGAAGCAGGTAACGGCGTTGTTCCAATTCCGCTGGGGACAACATCAAACATGAAGGCGGATTAAACGCTCGCGGCGTGATTCCAGCTTCATATAAGCAGATATTAAATCTTGCGATTTACGAATAAGTTGCATTTAAATACTTGTATGACTATGAATATGATGTCAACCTTGGTTTGAGGTAGGGACAAAGGATGATCGGAAGAATAATTCGCGGAGGAAGCAGTTGCGGAATTTCTTTATCGGAAGATGAACTTCGTTGGTTCGGCATTATTTCTAACGAGTTCATTTCTACCGAATATGTTCAAGTTGCCATTTTAGGTATCAATGGAAAGCCATATTCAAAATCAATTCCTCTTTTTACACAACTGCATGGGCTGTTTCTTTGGATTCCTGATGATTTCATGGAAGCCTACGGATTGAAGGTTAACGACATCCTTAAGTTTCATGTCAAACTTGCAAAAGAACATGCTGATGGAGGTGAACATGTAAATGTTTAAAGATAAATGGGGCGAATTCGAATTTAAGACAATAGATCCGAAGAAAGACAAGATTGAGTTTTGGAAGCAACCTAGAATCTTTGCTAGACCGTCAAATCGAGGCATGCTTAGATCAAGATCTCCATTTCCTTCCGACGAAGCTTTAGAGGATTCATTTAAATATGAAGACATCCAAATAGCTCCATGCCTTTCACTTAATTCAAAGACTTTGAAATATCAAACGGTCTATGGACATAAGAGAATTAACTATTGTATAGCAAACAAAAAATGTTTCGTGGCAAAAGTTTACAAGGATTTAGACGAAAAAATTGCTTTGAGACTTTCTGGTATTGAAAATGTTTTGAGAATTGATGAACTTGAAGAAGAAAAAGGTAGAAGAGACGATCACATTATAAAAATTATTTTGCTAGAAGACAACAAAAATCCTGACGATTATCCTATGGGCAATTATCCTAAGGAAATTATTCGTGCGTGCGCACAAATTGAACGTGTTGGTGAAGGAGCAATTAGGAATAGATTGTATGCCTATCATTCATTAGTTCCTAAACAGCGAGCTTTAATCGAATCTCTTTCTCCAGAGCAATCTCGATCTATGAGTAAATCAGAAGTGCGAAGACTTGCGTCATTAATGTTGACTCCAAAAGACATTGAAACTCCAAAAAAGGTTATCGAATTGCAAACAAATAATTTAACTCCTTTTGACACAAGACAATTAGAAGTTTTAGCTAAAGCAAGAATCAAACATCCTAAAGAACCGATTGCAAAGCTTTATCATGAAACAAAAATTAAATTGAGACAAATTAAAGAATTTCATTCTCTTGTAAACACTCAAGTTCTGTCTCGATTTAATAACGTTCGGAGAGCATTAGGAATCAGTCAGAAACAAGCGACGGAAGAAAGTATGAAAATGTGGATTAAAGATAAAGAAATATCTATTAAAATTCAAAAGGAATTAACTGAAAAAGGCAATCCACCATCTAAGAAACAGATTACAAAAAGTGGGGACATCGGAATAATTCCAAAAGATAAAAATTTGCCAATGAAATTGATTTCGTAATTTTCTCTTTTTTTCTTTTTAACTTCTACTTTATCCACCATTTTTAGCATCTAAAGCTTAGTTTCTTTTCAGATTCTACTTTTTCGGTAGAAAACGACATTATAATTAAATTTATTAGTTCGATTTCGACAGTAAAATATAAATATCCGAGTGCTCATAGCGTTCGTAGAGGTTGAAAAAATGCCTTGGTGTATTACGTGTGCAGAAAAAGAAAATCCAAATTGGAGAAACATAGAAAGTGAAAGTATAAGCCACTTGAAGCATAAGTCAATCAGTTTCTTGCAATATCTGAAGTGTAAATGGAATGGGCATGATTGCTATTTCTGGTGATTGAAATGGTTGAAGAAGGCGAACTCATAAAACGAATACGTGAACATCGTCCAGTAATCCTTTGCGACTATGTTGCTTTGACTGAGTTAGGGAAGATTTTGGATGAGGCTAACAAAGAGTTTCCTCATACAAATCCTGATGGATTAACCGTTGATACTATTGAATTATACAAAAAATTCATCAAAGAATATAATGATTGGGCTATCAGATGGCTTGGTGATGCAAATGAGTAAAGAAAAAGAAATTGTATGCGTTCATTGTGATATGTTGGTTGTAGATAAAGTTGATCTGCATGAAAATTTGCCTTTTCATAGAGATTGTTGGAAAAAGTGGAAAAGACTAAACTTCTTTCGACAGCAAATTAGAATTCAACTGTATAAACTTGCGAGAGAGGCATCTTTGGAAGATCCGTCGTATTATGGTGGGATAGACAATGCGGAAACAGAAGTTTTAAAAGTTCTTAATAGGATTAAAAAGGAATTTCCAACAGTTCCCGTTATTTGCATCTCTGAGAGAACAACGCTTACGGAATACAGGTTGATATATGAAAAACTAATCCAGCCGTTTTTATTGGAACTTAGACAGTTCAAGAAAAAGTGGTTTGGTGATGCAAATGTTTGAATGGCTCAAAAAGTTATTCAGAAAGAAAGAGAAGCCGAAACCAGAATGGAAACCATATAAAACACAAAAAGACATTCTAAACACATTCTACAAAAACATAGAACCAAAACCCGAAAATGTTCATAAGGGAATAGTTTCTGGTGCAAGTGTAGGCGATGTTAGACTGCAACTAGAAAAAGCGAAAGAAGAACAGATAAAGAAAGAATTTTTGCCAGAACCGCAACTCCACAGAAGAACCGTATCTAAATCCTACGAGGCTCCCGCAGAACGTCATCGTGAAGCCATCAGCAAAGCCATGAAGGGGAAAGCGTCTTCTCGATATTTGAAAACTATCAAGAAGTCTCCGAAAATCAAGATTGAAGAGGATGAGAAATGATTTCCAATCCCGTTGACCGCTGGAAGTCTCGCATTGGTGAAAGCAGTCAGCGCACCTATCTTCCTATATTTGAGAATTTTAAAAAATTTTCTAGCAAAACATCTGAACAACTTGTTCAATTGACTTCGCAGGAAGCTAGTGATTTGGCTGCTGAGTTTTATGATTCTCTCAAAAGCAAGAACTACAGTAGCAAGTCGTGTAGTACAGCTTATGGTGCAATTAGAAGCTTTTTTGCTTACAATGGAGTTCGTCTTGAAAAGATGAGTAAGAAGTTTAGTGGAAGAACTCAATATGAGGGAACGCGAGATTTAATTCAGCTAGAGGTTTATAGACTTATCGAAGCCATTAAGGATTATCGTGATAAGGGAGCAGTTGGTGTATGTTTTCAGGGCGGACAGCGCGATAGTGTTGTGGCTAATTTAAAAATCAAAAACATATTAACGAAGAATTGGGAGAACGCTTCTGTCGTTATGTTTGACGTTCCAGAATTTCTTCCGAATGAACACGGCAGAAACGTTAATAAACGCGAAGTTAAGTACCGTTTCGGCATTCTAAATGATGTTGCCCGTTTTATAAAGTTGCATTTAGATGAAAGACGAGATGCAGGTGAGAAGATAGAGTATGGTAGTTGGCTTTTCCGCAGTCGAATGATTGGAAAAGCACAGAAAAGCAACTATGCCGATTCCTGTGTGCGACCTATTACACCAGACTATATTAATCATCTCGTTGTTGCTGCTGCTAAGAAGATTGGAATTCAAGAATATGTTAAAACGGGGCGGGGAAGACAAAAGGCTGTCATTCATGCACATCGAGCAAGGGAGTATTTTAAAACTCAAACGCGCATGGCTGGTGTTGATCCTGATTTGAGAAATTTTATGATGGGACATCAGATGCCTTATGGTGGAGCTTATGACAAGTTTGCAGAGTTCGAGATTGTGGATGCTATGGAGAAGTCGCGTTCGCGGTTGAGTTTGACTCCAGAACCACTTGATGAACTTGAACGTCGCAAGCAGAGCATTCTTGATTCGGCTCGGCTCGTGTTGCCGCCTGAACGGTTTGAGAAGCTTGAGCAGTTGATGATGCAGGCGAAAAGCTCGGAAGAGTTTGAAGTTGCGTTGGATAGTTTTAAGAATGGGATGTTGGAGAAGATAAAGAGGGGGTGAGAAAAGATGAAGATTAAATGGAAAAACTTGACGATTTATTTGGTTGCTCTCTGTTTTGTTGCGGCAACAGTTGCAACACTTACTATTGGGATAGCTGTTTTGTTCGGGTTGATTGCTGTAGTTCTATTTATAATAGCGCTGTTCGTAGACTTCGAACCTCACTAATCTCTTTTTCCCTTCATCTTCAATTTTTTTATTATTCGTCCCACTTCTTCTTGGTGTTCGGTGAGCATGACTTCTATTAGTTCGCTTGCAAGTTCTTTCGCTGTAATATCGTTCATTTTTGCCATTATACCAACTTTCTTTTGTAAGTCTGAACGTATCTGTTGAGCTTGAAAACGGTTATTCATTTTTGAAACACACACCTTGATTTGTATATTGGCGGACATCTCAAACATTTCCATCGTTTGGGCGGAATCTGTTTTTCTGGATTGTCCCAACTCCACAGTATGCGCTCTATGTCCGCGAGGAGTTGGAGTTCGGTTTCCTCATTCCAGAACATTTGTTCCGTTTGTCCAATCGGTTCAAAGTTTCCGTTTCTTCCCACTCGCTTTAGGAATATGATTTGTCCGCCTGCGAGTGTAAATGGGATCACACTAAAAATGGGGGCGAAAAGCCAGCACGCAAGTTTGTTTTGGAAACGGGCGGGCGCAAGGTCAATGGGACTTACGTAGTCGCTTCCTTTTGTTTTGTATTCGAGCAACCATGCTTTGCGATCTGTAGAAACTTTCCATTCGTCAACTCCATGCGTTAAGAATTGTCCGTCTGCTTGGATTTTCGTGTTTTTGTAGCATCGGCTGATTATGGGTTCGCCGTCTTCGCCCGTCGTGTAGAACGGTTTCAATGCTTCTTGAAGTTCCAGTTCGAGTGGCGACGGCTTGCGGGCGGTTAGGATATTGTTGTGTATTAAGGTTCCCGTTGCGGCTTCAGGACTGCTTTCGGTGGACTGAATCCCTAGAGCTTGTTGTCTAGCCTTTTCGCTGCAATACCAGTAGCCAGCAAAGCAACTTATTCTTATTGTGCGAACTATGTGTGGAACGTGGATGAGTTTTTGATACATCTCTATGGGATTCAGTTTTTCCACTTTACTTCTTCCTCATTTTTTCCTTCATTTCTGCAAGTGTGTAAATGCGGTAGTCGTAGCCCGTTGCTTTTCCTTTTGGAGCCTTGGGAGTTTTGAATGTTCGTTTTCCAACGTTTATGATGACCAGTTCTTTGTTTGTGGATGGTAAGAACTTTTGGAAGTTTCTCCAGAGTGAAGCGTGTCTTTTTAGGTTCATGGTTACTTTGGTTCCTTTCGGGGCTTCGTGTTCTGTTCCCTCTTTTTCGCCTTCTTTTCTTTCATATACTGAAGCTGGTTCTAGTAGTTCCATGTTCACGAATGCTAGTTCTTTTCCGTCTGGCATGGTTTTGAGTCTTGGTTCGTCGAGGCACTTTATTGCTACTGCTCCGTCGGCTTGCACGCTGAGGCTAGGTAGTTTCTCGTAAACTACTGCTGGCTCTTTGCGGGCGACTTCGACGGCTCCTTCGAGCCATCCCATCGCACTTAACACTCGTATTTTTCTTATTTTTTCCATTTTTTTATTACCTCCTGTTACCATATCAGATTCTTTAAAATTCCCTCTAACTGAAACGCATACCATTCTCGGCTTGTTACGGGTTGAGTTCGAGGAGTCAAATTTAATGTGGAACGTAACACCTTAGTGCTTGTTTTCCAATCATATCCAACTTCCACTATTCGATATTGTTCATTTGAAATGCCATATATGGGCATGTTGGCGACAAGATATTGGTTGGGCTTAACCCATGTTTTGGCTCCAACTTTTACTTTTAGTTTTATCATGGGGTTTTTCGTACTTTCAAGAATTTTATCCGCTAATGGCTTGATTGCTTCGTAGTCTTTTAATGCAGGTTCGTCATAGTGCATTACAGATCTTCCGTATAGATCTATACTTGTGGGATCTGTTGCGGCAAGACTTGGATCTTCAATTGGGTTTACTGGAATTGCGCCTTCAAAGTGGAGACCGTCGATTCTGGAAGTTTTCGGAAGTCCTCTGAGTCGTATTTTTGTTATTATCCAGTTAAAATCTTCGGGTGCGCCAATATGTGAATGTTCACTCCAGTTGTTTTGTCCATCGCCACTCCATCCTTCGTCGAGTTCGGTTAAATTGTGACCATGTGGAGGACGAATGAAAACGCCGTTTTTAATGTCTCCGAGAGGCACGGTATAGGTTGCCCAATGAGTATCGTCACAAATTTGGAGATGCCATGCACCGCGCCATGTTACATAGCAGTATGGAGTTTGAGTGTCTCTTAGAGTTATGTGTAATTCTCCGTCAGCGTTTCCATAATCATCTTGTCCAAAGAAGTCGAATACTAATTTTGTTATTAATTTATTTGCAACGTTTAATCCATTCGGAAAGACTGATGTTAAGTCGAGAAGAACGTCTGGTGTCGGAGCGCCTCCAGAAATGTTTATTATTTTAATGCATTTTTGGTTAATGCGGTTTATTGTTTCATCTGAAACTGTTGTGTTTGAATTAAGTGCTGTCCAGTATCCTTTTGACACTCCGTTTTCCGTGAATCTGTCTGAATCTGGATACATTATTTGGGATGCAGCCCAAATCATTATGTGGTTATAGAGTTCGTCAACCGTTTTTTCAAACGAACGTTCCAAGACTTGGTTGCCTAAATCGTCTGAGTCTTGTCCTATCGTTATCGCTGGGTTCGTGGGTTCCCAACCGTAGGGATAAAGGCACAGGTTTAAGGCGGAACCACTTATTTCTTCGTAGCCACCATAGCCAATGTATTCACAGACCTTTTGTACTGCATCTAATAAAGTTTCACGGTCAAAGTTATGTTTGGCTTTTACCGTTGTTATATCTCCCGCGTCTGTCGCTAATGTTATGCCAGTGTCGTAGGTGGTGTCAGGTTTCCACAATAAGTGTTTTATTATTGCTCTCATTGTCCATTCCGTTTCGCCTGTGGGCAAATCTTTGAATCCGCTCGTGTTTTGTTCCTCTAAATATTTCTTGGTAATTGAGTCCCGCAACAATTTTTGTCCTATTATTCCTCGCGCAGTTACGGTTAGGATTTCACGTTTGTCGTCTTTATTGTTAGTTTCTGGTGTTGTTGTTCTCCCATAAAATAATGTGTCGATTGTTCCCCGTACGTCGGCTCTGATTCTCAGTAGTTTATGCAGTCCCAGCGTTAAAGATCCGCCGCCAGTGTATCTTCCTCCCGTGTTTTTTAGCACGAGTGTGGCTTCGGGAATTTTGGAGATTCCGCTGTTTTTTACATTAAACTCTAGCGCGTAAGTTTTCAAAGTTTCCCAGTTTGAGGGTGGAAACGCTTCGGCGCTGTATTCGATGTAGATGTCTGGATTGTTTTCGTCGGTCATTTAATTCGCAACCTTTTTATTTTAGGATTACTATGAAGTGTGAGAGGAAGAAATGAGATGAAATTGTTAACGAAACTTGCTTTGTTGATTTTTATTTTAATTCTTAGTGATATTGTTTTGAGTTGGTGGCTTATCTTAGTGACTAAAAGTTGTGCTGAAGCCAATCCTTTTGGATTTAACAATTTCACTGTTGGATTTTTGCTTTTTGGAAGTGTTGTTGTTATATTGTCAACCATAAAACTTGAAGATAATAAATGGTTGAGTTTGACGTTCTTTCTTGTTTGCTTATGGCGTGCGGTTATCGTATTGCATAATTTTTTCATGTTGTTTTAAACCTCTTCAAATTCTGGATATTTTTCTTTAACTTTTTTGCGTGATGTTTCAACATCGAAAGTTTCCACCGTAAACTCGTTCTCACTAACGACTGTGACGTTTGGAATGTCTATTTTTGGAAGTTTCTTGTGGAATATTAGAACGGTTGGAATTTGCAAGTTTTTCAATTCTTCTATGGTTAGTTCTGTTGCATTGTCTTCGTAGAATATTTTAAGAATTTTCTTTTCGCTATCCCATTCTGCGCCTAAGATTCCAGAATGTGTTTTGTGTAGTTGCATCAACCATTTTGGGAAGTTTTCGATTTCCAAGTTTTCATGTGTTGTCGTTTTCATTTAAATTATGCCTCCTTTGTAGAAACTTTTTAGAATGCTTAATCTTCGAGCATCAGCATAGACATAATAATTAGTAACGCTTGCACGAAGTGTCATTATCAATGTATGAGAACCTTTCGTAACTATTTGGACACTATGAACACTGTAGTTAGAATACCAATATGGTGCGGTAAGGTGTGTAACTCCTATTTGTGCAACCGTGTCGCTTAACAAAACACCATCAAGATAAAGTTTCATACCCGCGAAAACGGGATCATAACAACTAAGTTGGCAATCGGCAAGAATTAAAAGAAGCATTGAAGATTCACCTTCAAAATTTAAGGTTAAAATGGTTGTTTCGCTTGAACTAGACCATGCATATTGTGTTGTTAATTGTGTTTCAATCTTTTCTGGCATCCAATTGAATGAATACGTGGTGAAGTCTTGGAACGCTGGAATCTGGTCGCCCACGTTGAGTTGCCAGCCATCTATATATCCTGTGAGAGTTGATCCTGAGTACGCATAAAAACTAGCACGAATAAAGCAGGTGCCTGATGGAAAAGATGTTTTCGTCAAGGATTTCTGAGTCCAGTCTGCAACGGTGTTTAATGAACCGACAAACTCGTAACCAAGATATGCTTTAGCGGAATTATAATAATATATTATTGCATATAAATATCCCGCAGTATAACTTGTTACTTTAAGCCACACGGAAATGGTTATAGTCGATAATCCTCGTACATCTATGAAGTTTGAATATCCACCCGTCACTTCTCCCCCCGCTACGATTTTCGCGGAATATTTACCGAATTTAGCATAGTCTGCACTTTGCGTTTCGCTTCCGCCCCAAGTACCGTATTCAAAGCTTGGGTTCACGATGTAGTTGTATGCGGAAGTGGGAAGTTTGTATGGTTGAATGTCGAGTTTTGCAAGTGGGAAATTTCCGAGCGCCGAAGTATTTGTGACCTGTGTCCAACTTGTGAGTACACTTGCTATTTGTCCCACGCTCAATGAACCGAACTTAGCGATTGTGTTTGCCCAGCTTGCTATTGTGTCGAGAACATCCGTGGCTGTTTTTGTTACATAATTCCATGCTAAGTTGCCTAAAGCCGAGATAGTAGTTGCCCAGTTCGTCAATGTTGTTGTAATTTGGGCAGCAGTCATAGCACTAACTTTAGTTAAAATGTTCGCCCAAGTTGAGATGGTGTCCATTACATTAGCAGCAGTCTTCGTAATCTGCGTCCAAGTCCAGTTGCCCAAGGCGGAGATGATATTGGCTGTCGAAGTTAGTACGGTTGTTATTTGAGCAACGGTCATAGCTCCTACTTGAGATAGAATGTTAGTCCAAGTAGATATTGTCGTCATTATGTCTGAAGCTGTTTTAGTCACATAACTCCATGCGAGATTGCCAACTTCAGCTATGATATTAGCCCATGTGTCTATTGTAGCCATAACCTGAGCAGCGGTCTTGGTGATTTGTGTCCAAGTCCAGTTTCCTAATGCAGATATTACGTTTGCGGTACTTGTTAATGCTGTAGTTATCTGAGCAACCGTCATAGCACCGACCTGAGTTAAAATGTTAGCCCAACTGGATATTGTTGTCATTATATCAGAAGCGGTTTTTGTTATGTAAGTCCAAGCAATATTGCCAAACGCGGTTATCATGTTAGCCCAACTGGCTATCGTATTCAGAACATCAGTTGCGGTTTTGGTGACATAACTCCATGCGATGTTTCCTAAAGCCGCAATAACATTGTACCAACCCGTCAATGTTGTCACGATCTGTGTGGTTGTCATGGCGCCGATCTGAGCTAGCATATTTGCCCATGAGGCTATTGTGGTCATTATTTGTGATGCGGTCTTGGTTATTTGCGTCCATGTCCAGTTGCCCAAGGCAGAAATAACATTGGCGGTAGATGTTAGCAAAGTTGTGATTTGAGCAACTGCCATAGCTCCTACCTGAGTAAGAATGTTTGCCCAAGTCGAAACTGTTGTCATTATATCAGAAGCGGTTTTTGTTATGTAAGTCCAAGCAAGATTTCCCAAAGCACCCACTCCACTAATCATCCAATCCCAACTTGTAAGTAGAGCCGTAATTGCTACCTTTGACAATGCTCCGAGAGTGTCGAGAATGTTTTGGGCTGTCTTAGTCACATAACTCCATGCTAGATTGCCTAGTCCCGAAATAACAGTTGCCCAATTAGTTAACGTTGTCGTAATTTGGGTTGCTGTTTGCGCTCCCACCTGAGCAAGAATGTTAGCCCACGTACTTATAGTGGTCATTATGTCTGAAGCCGTTTTAGTTAGATAACTCCATGCTAAGTTGCCGACTTGAGCTATAATATTAGCCCAAGTGCTTATAGTTGCCATAACTTGGGCAGCAGTTTTACTTATTTCACTCCACGCCCAACTTATGGCGTCTGTTATGGTAGATT